GCTGGAGTTTCAATGATTGCACCTGGCGACTCTTTCGTGCCAGCAAGTAGTGAACCTACCATTACACAAGAGGCTCCACATGCTAGCGCCTTAGCAATATCACCTGACGATTTAATACCACCGTCTGCCATGATGGGAATACCTGCATCGTCTGCTACTTGGAACACATCCAAGATAGAAGTGACGTTTGGCACGCCGAATCCGGTCTTGACACGAGTGGTACAAAGAGAACCGCCTCCAATACCAACTCGGAGTCCATCTGCTCCCCAAGCAATCAAGTCTTCTGCTGCTTCTGCAGTGGCGATGTTACCAGCGATAACATCTGTGACATCATCCAAATTTGCTTTCAACTCTGTTAGAGCTACTTCCATATTTGCGTGGTGGCCATGTGCCACATCAATCAAGATGATATTACATCCTGCTTCTTCAAGTGCGACTGCTCGATCGAGATAGTCTCCAACCACACCAACTGCTGCCATAATCGGTAAATGTCCAAGTGTAGGATCTGTGTCTCGGAAAGCCACTAGTTTCTTGACTTGCTTGACTTGTTCTTCAATAGACATGAAACGGTGGATACAACCAACGCCTCCCATTTCCATAAGTGTAGAAGCCATTTCAAATTCTGTCACAGTGTCCATACATGAACCCACAATAGGAATTTCAATTGACCAATTCCTGCTGACTGCAGTAGTTAGTTGAATATCTTGACGTGACTGCACGTCGGAAAAGTTAGGGATGAGCTGAATGTCATCGTAAGTTAGTGCTTGTCGCATTTTTGTTTGAATTTTTAAAAGGTAAGTATTACTTATACACTATTGCTCTGGGATTGTTTCTTAAATCCCAGATGCAATGATGGCTTTTCCTCTACGAATTCTGTTTTTGATAGTTTGAAGTGGCAATTCATACTTCTTAGCAATATCTTCATATTTCATATTGTTAAGTAGTCTGTCTTCTAGAATACCTTTGTACATTGGCTTAAGATTCTCAATACCTTTGAGTGCCATTTCGTATCTGTTCATCAGCTCGTTGTCTTCTTCTAAGAAGTCTTCTTCTGATTTGTATTCCATTTCCACAAGCAAGTCTTTTGCAGAAGTTCTAGCATAATATCTAGATACCTCAATACCAGAATCTCTAAGTGCGTCAATAGATCTCTTTTTGTTTCTTTGACGAATGTAACCTAGACATTCATTAAATGCAATTCTGTAAAGCCATGTTGTGATTTGATATTGTGGATCGTATTGGTCGATCTTAGTCCACATCTTAGTTAGAGTATTTGTAACGATGTCATCTCTAACTTCTGTGTCTTTGACTACATTAAAGACATAATTCTCAAGCCCTGGCTTGATTTTGTCATGTAGAACTTTGTAGTCACGCTCTGATTTTGTTTTGATAAAGTTTTCGGCTAGTTCTCGATAGGATGTTTTTGGCATATTTTATCCGTTTAAAAGGTTCAACAAGTTTATATATGAGCAATATAATAAAAATTCTTGACATAGAAAAACTTTTTTGCAATTATTTTGCTTCATATTAGTATAATTACATGTTTCTGATGAAACTTACATTAACTAGTACAAATATAATAAAAATATTTGACACTAGAAAGAGTTTTTGCAATTATTTTGCAAAAGTTATTAACAATTTTAGAAATCTTGGAATATCTCTAGAAGTTTAGGTAACTCTTGTGGTTTGTGTCCCCATAGATCGGTTGACACATTGATGATTCTCTTCTTAGGATCTGATTTGAATGATTTTGCTGGATAGCCAATAACTGAGAACCATTTCTTTCTTTTGTTTGGCCAGGCTGCTAGTGGATAATAAGATACAACACATTGATTAGCAGCATCTTGTTCAATACATTTGACTATTTGACATCCTGGTCTGAGCATATTCTTGCTATCTAACATTTCTATAGCCTGGTCGTGTTCACCTAGACAGAATAAGATTTTACCGTTTAACCTTAACATTGCATCTTGTGCAGTTTTAGGATCGTGTGCAAAATTACCTAAATGATATACAGTATCATCTTTCGTTACAACTTCATTCCAAGCTGTAATCATTTTATCAGTCATCTCGTCAACGTGACTAAAATCTCTGTCATATTTCTTAATTGCACCAGGTCTACCTAGTTGCATGTTTGATGTTACGAATATCTTACCCATTAGGCTACTATAAATTTAATATTGTAGTTGTCCCATAGTTCTCCAGTTAGAGCTAATTCATTAACTCCGCCTTGAGCATTTTGGATTCTTTTGTCGTCTGAAATATCCACGAATAGGTAGAGTACAAAATCATAGTGTGTAGCATAAATCAATGATTGACCTATACCAGCTCTAAGATCTGAGCCTCTTTTGCCTTTCTTGAATTCAATGGCAATTTTAATACCATTCATTTCGACTACCATGTCGGGTCTATTTCTAGTACCCATAAATAGGATGTGATTAACTGTTGTGTTAACGTCACCTTCCCATTTGATAGAAGATTTTACAATCTCCTTAGCTTTTTCTTTATCATCCTCACCTTCAGAGACCACATAATTAGTTAGGTCTCTTACAAGGTGTGGGTAAATAAATTGCTTGATCTGGTCTTCTGACTTTTTCTTATAGTTCAGTGTTCCGAATATATCTTCATGTGTGATAGACTCAGAAATAAGATCTAAAAATTCTATTCTTTTCGAGGATTTACTTGCTTGTTTCATCTGCTACGGGTTCTACCTCTGCCTCAACCTCCTCAGCAGCTTCAATTTGAGTTTCTAGCTCGGCCAATTCTTTGTGAGCTTCCGAAATCTCTTTATTCATTTCTGCAAGTTCGGTCATTGCTGTAGATACAGTTTCGCCGACGTGCGTTAACATGGTGATGAATTTTCTAGCACTCTCAATACCAGTACCTTCTACATTTAGGAGAGCTTGATACAATGCATTTAATTCATGTCCTCTCAAATTGATAACTGTGTCTTCAGTTTCAGACTTTAGTAATTCTTTATTTTGCGCTTTAAGCTGATCGTAAAGTGTTACGATAACGGCAGCGTTGTTAGTTTTCCAACTGTAACCTTTGTTTAGGTGGTCCATTAGTGTTTTTACCATCTTTCTATCATCAAACGTGATAGCGAAAGTTTTCTCTGCAGCATCTACCTGCATTTGGTCTACCTTTGCGGCTAGTTCTTCTTTTTGTTTTGTTAGCGTTTTGCTCATTTTAATAAAATTTAGTCTAAATTATATATTGTTCTTTTAAAAGTCCTCATTTTTGACCCTTAAATCGTAATCTCTGAAGTTTTTAAATTGCTCATCATCAGTATTCATTCTTCTAATAATAGAGTCATTAGGATCGTTTCTATATTCAAGTCTTTCGATTCTAGTTAATCTAGGTGGATCTAGATAGATTACCATACATTGGTCTCTGTATTCTTTAGGTAAAACATCTAGGCCATCTTTTGACATTATCATCACATCAGCAAGATCGAAATCTTTTTTAGTTTGACCATAGTACCATCCGTTAAACTCCATATATTCTATGAATTCTCCGCATTCAATCATAGCTTCAAATTCCTCTTTATCGACAAAATGATAATCTTGATGATTCACTTCATTTTCTCTAGGAGGTCTAGTAGTATGACTTACACCACTTACAAATCCTTTACTTGATAATCTATTCTTTAAAAAATCTTTGCCTGCGGCTGCTTTACCTACTAGGATTAACTTCATAGTTCTTATACTCTGTCTTTGGTTTTTGTTTTGTTTCTTTTAGCTCTTTTTCTCTTCTCAGGAACTGTACTAGGAAATCTTCCATAATTACCCATGCCATCGTAGTCTACTGGATCTCCCATGCCTGTCAGACCTGGATAATTCTCTTCTCTCTGTTTCTTAGAGCTCCAGAAGATATTCCAGATTAAGAAGTACAGATAGACTGCGAAAATTACAGCACCTACAATAAACATTGTGATACTCATGATTTCTTATTTTGATTTTGAATTTGATTTACCGCGATTGCGAATAGCAGAATAGTACCAGGCCAGTGTGCCGAGTATTGTGCTTCTGCAGTTTGACCAGAAAGACCTAGTCCAACTGAGTAGAGTAAACAAATGAATGCAAAAATAACTGCATACCATGTGAACATAATCTCTTTAAACTTTTTCATATTTGTTCTTTATTGATTTAATAACTAATGAAGCCATGAGTACCATAGCCGTGATGTTAATTGCATTTGGATGCCAGTGTTCTCCACAAAATCCTAATGCATGATAGATAAATTCTGTCATTTTATTTTTGTTTGATGTTTCTTTATGTCTCTTATGACGTCTTTTCGAACTGTTTCTAAATACTTCTTTCTCTTTGCAGTAGAAACGAATGGTACAGACCAGAATTGTTTAGTCTTAAACCATAGTGACCACCTCCACCCGAAGACAAATGTAAATACTCCCATTACCAATCTTAGTTTAGGAGAGTTCAAATAAAGCGTTCTAACAGGCAGTGCAGGTGCACCATGTGTTATATAAGTTCTTACCTTTTTGTCGCTTAGAAACGGTCTGGGATATGCGTACGGACCTATAACTGGTACGAATTGATATGCATAGCCTGGAGTGAGTACTTCATCGAAGAATATCTCTAGTCTTGGCGTCATTCTGAACCACCAAACTGGTGAGACGAAATAAATTCTATCTGCCCAATCAACTAATTCTTTGTACTTTGCAATTAGTTCCTCTCTAGGTCTAACGAATTTATCTCTATACAGGTCGATAACTTCAATTTCATTTAAGTAGCCTTCCTCTTCTAATAAGGTTTTCTTGATGGTCTTGAATATACCATTGTAACAGAACGACTTCTCATCTGGGTGACCGATGACAATTAGGTTCTGCATTCTTTCTTTTTTCTTACACATTTATTCTTTTTCTATTGGGTTTTCGTTCTCGTCGTATTCCGGGGCTGTCAATAATTCATACGCAATCCAAATCCATGTGATTACAAGTCCGATTGCAAATAGTTTCCAAATCATTCTGTTTTATTTAAGAGCCACGAGCTCGATTGTATTTTATCTCCTAGACCATCTACCAATTCTACTCCAAGCTCTTTACAGATTTGAGCCTCTGGAATTGAATTGTTATCCTGATCTCCACCGTTCGCAAACATGAATTTACGATGGATGGTAGTATTGCTTTTGACTATGTTTTCAATAGTCTCACAAACTGTTCTATCTTTGTCGATCGACAGATAGGCTCTGTCTACTACTCTTAATGAGCTGACAATTTTTAATCTTTCTTGTTCATCTTGAAATGCGGTAGAGCCTTTTAATGCTCTCTGTAAATCTGAGTTAACAATAACCCACAGTTGGTCGCCACGCTTTCTAGCATTTTCAAAATACTCAATGTGACCCTTATGAATTGGGTTAAAATATCCGCTAACTAAAATTACTCTTTGCATTTACAAAAACTTATTAAACTGAGTTATCTCTGATTTTCTAGCCTGTTCTAGTTTTTCTGCATGATATTCTTTTGCATACTGTTCCATTATCTTACTCATTAGAGTGTAATGTGAGAATGCAGAAGAATCTACTGGCAGATCCGGCCACTCATTTTTATCTAGCCAATCCGCCGCGCTCATATAGATAATCTCCTAAATCTTCTCTACTCGTTGGTACATCATCCCACTTTGGATCGTACCAGAATGTTCTGCCATTTCTATCTTTTCTCTTTGACATAGTTGGATTACCATAGCAAAGCATAAACTTCTCAGTAATTGCATTATCACCAAATGGATTATCCCAATCTTTGATCGCACCACCACCCTTTGCATAGGCTAGAAGTGGAATATCTCTACATAGTTCTAAAAGTTTTGGGTATTTAGCGAACTGCATTCCTGCTGGAAGAAATGGGTCAACATCACCTGCTCTATAAATTATCTCTGCTCTTAGATAGTTACCAATACCATTGAAGTATTTTTGGTCCATCAGCATTTCATAGAGTGGTTTCTTCAGTTTTGTCAAGTTAGTCATCACATTAGTCCAGAACTCATCGTATTCTGTCGTTGGATCTGGTCCTCTCTTCTTGTTCCAATCTTGAGCTACTTTCCATTTACCAAAACGTCTAACATCTACAAAACAGAGTGTAGTACCGTCTGATCTGTAGAAAAATAGGTGAGTGTGTTTTGGCTCTTGGCCAGTATTTGTAACTTTGAAATGACCAGTCATACCCATCGTAAATTGAATAGGCATTGATACCTGGTTTCTTTCCATCGTAAGAACCATCTCTTTACCTCTAGATTCTGATCTAATAGTAAATTCTTGATTGTTAAAATACTCTTGGTCAATATCTTCACACTTATGAACTGGATTCTTTTTGACTCCAATATAAGTCATACCTTCCGATACTTGATTGACGTAGTCTGATGTGAATTTGAGTTCCGCTAACTCTGGCATAATAAACTGATTTAGTAGTTATAGTTAAATACTACAACTTGTTTCAGTCTTCATACTCGCCATTCCAGGAGTCTTCCCAGTAAATGTGGTCGTTGAAATTATTCGTTTGGCTGAAGTTCGTAGGTGAGTTCATGCTCTGGGTCATTAATTACGTTTACAATCTTAGGTTCAGGGGCTCCTGCTCTTGTTAGAATATGTACCAGTCGTCCGAAAGCTCCTGCTCTGCATAATCCATAGACTCCTTGCGTGATGTCGTCAGGGTCCATTAAAATGGGCGTGACAAACATCCACATAAAAGCCTCTTCACTCATGTGAGAGTAGTCGCAAATTAACGGTGTTCTAGAAATTATACTCATCTTCATCGAGATCTTCCCAAGATCTTATATTTTTAAACTTTCTTTTTGGCTCTTGACTACGTTGCTTACGCTTTTTGTAGTTGAGTTTACGCTTACGATCATTTTCATCGTGCTCGCCTTCAAAGGCTTTGCGTGACTTAGACATTAAATGTTGGTTTGTGATTAATTATCCGTAGGAGGTGTAAATTTAGTGTCAGGATATTCCCAAGAACTAGACGAGAACGAAGGAGGTAAGGTTTCAGTTTGAGTTGTAAACCAATAGTTATCTGTACCTCTCTGTGGTTGAAATGTGTAACTAGTATCTGGCTTATTGTTTAACAGAATTACTGCCTCTTCAGCGTTGATTAACTCTGCTTCTAAAAGTCTTTGTACGATACTTGCTCTTGTCATAGTAGTTTATTTATTAGTTGTAATTGCTTTGTCTGAGTTTGTTTCAATATTGGCCATCAATTGTGTAATCATTTCTCTAGATTGCCAGCCCACTACATCTTCATTATTTTCAGGATAATATTGTTTTGTAATAAATTCATCTTTGTCATTTAAGACTGCAACTTCAAAAGCATGATAGTCTTCTAGTTTAGGCAGGTTAGATTTAGGGTCACAATACATTGTCTCACCACAAACCACACTCAGTCTAGTGTTATCTTCAAAGATATAAATTCCAGCCCAACCTTTACTTACTGGATGTTTCTTAAATTGTACGTTGTTAAATGTCGGCATCTTCTTCTGTTAAAAAGGTTAAAAATAAATACAGTAATAATGCTGGCACGTATGGCCATAAGAACATAACAACTGCTGCGAACCTCCAAAGAAGAGGATCTGTTCCAGTGTATGCTGCTAAACCACCACATACACCAAATAATTTTCTACGCTTTACGCTTCTTTTAAATACTTTCATATTTTAAGTTTGCGGAGAAGGAGGGATTCGAACCCCCGGTACCTTGCAGTACGCTGGTTTTCAAGACCAGTGCATTCGACCACTCTGCCACTTCTCCGGTTTTTTATAGTAATGGTCCTGCACTACCTGAATGTTCTGCAGCTTTAATTCGCTGCTCTTCAATCCACACCCAATAGGCATGCCATTCTTTAATCTTCTTGATTAATCTTTTCATATTCATATTTACCTTTAATAAGTTCATTTAAGGCTCTTCCCTGAGAATCAGCTTGGTTAAAAGCCTCGAAATCAGAATGACTGACACCAGTGTATAAATAGGAAGCATGATTAAAATGTACTGTTAAAGTTTTATGTTTATAGTTATACGCTGCTGACTTAAGTGTCGAACTATCGTATTGGCAAATTGTTGATGTTATCATAATGGTTATATTCAATAGCCATTAAAAGTTTACAATTATCCGAAAAGATCTTGATTCTTTAACTTAATACCCACTGTCAGAAGTTGTCTTTGTAGGTTTTGAATTGCAGTTACAACCTGTCTGCTATCACCTGCACCACCGCCACCAGTAACTGCATCTCTAAATGCTCCAACTGCTCCACCAACTGTCGATGCAACACCCTCAAGTATACCACCAGTTTCAGCGTTACCAGTTTCTACAGTAGTTCTAAACGTCTCAATCATGTCTGTTAGATTTTCTAAGGCAGTCGATAGAGATTCACCCATTGCTTCTAGAATATCTTCTGGAGATTCACCACCTTCGGCTAAAACTGCAAGTGCTTCAAACATTTGTCTAGTTTCAGTTAACTTAGCCAGATCCATCGCATTAATACCTTCAGCGATTGTTGGGAATGCTGTCGCAGTTGCACCCATATTTCTACCGATTGCATCCCAAAGTGCAGCTTGAGCTTCATAACCTGCGATAGGTCTTATCATACCAACCTTTCCGATGAATAGTCCTTTAAATCTATCGAATGCTTCAGGATCCACGCCAGAGATTGCTGAAGTAATTTGAGGTACTGCTCTGCCCACTTTCTCATAAGAATCACCCACAGCTACGAATAAACTTTCTCTAGCTGTCATAGTTTCAATCTCGGTCATCTTACCTCCGTAGATTGCAGTGAATGAATCTAATTGTTCTGCTTGAACTGAGTTAATTGAACCAACAATCAGAGGAATAGCCATAGCCATTCTCATATAAGATGCTGTTAAACCGCCCAAGAACTTAGTTTTAGATTCAAATAGTTCAGCCGGAGATTCACCACCAAAGATAGCAGCAAATGCTTTTGCTTTATCAACTGTAAATGTAGCGATTGAAGATACAATAGCTGGAATTGCAGTACTTAGTTTTTCATAAGTACTTCCGATTACTCTAATTAAATATGCTTTAGATGATAATACTGATGCATCTGTGCCTCCCGCATCTGTAATTGCAGAAATCATCGCAGTAACTTTACCTTTAACCTCTTGTGCATCTTGAAGACCGCTTGTAATCTCATTTACATATTGTACTGCATCTGCTAATGATTCATAAGGATCTGCTAGCTGTTGTGCAACGTATATACCTTTCTCGAAATTATTCTTGCTAAACCATCCTGTATCTGCAGCATCTGATTTACCAACTTCTTCGAATACACCAGCTAAACCAATAATAATAGCTTTTGTATTCTTAGTTAATTTTTTAACTAACGAACCTACATTACCAATAGATTTAAAGCCAGTTGGATTACCATCTTTATCATAACCTGTTGGGAACTTTAAGTTCGCCATATTCTGTACTCCATTTGCTAAGTTATATAGAGGTTCACCCATTTTCTTAACAACCTTAATACCTTTTTCATAAGATGATGAAGTAAACCATGTACTACCTTGAGCAGCATCTGATTCTCCTACTTCTGCGAATGTCTTACTTAAACCTGTAACAATTAATTGTGTATTAGCAATTAATGCAGGAACTGCGGTTGTTAGATTGATAGTCTCATATCCTGTTGGATTACCATCTTTATCAAAACCAGTTGGGAACTTTAGTTCCGCCATTGCTTGAACGCCTTTTGCAATACCTTTTAGTGCTCTACCCATACCACTTACAGCAGAGATACCCTGAGCTACAACTGAAGTATCAGAGCCAGAACCAAATAGTGCTGACATGATACCACCACCTCCACCTGGATATTTCTGACCTACTTGTGCAAATGTATCTGCTAAACCACTTACAATATAGTTTACATTATCTGATAATTTTGGTAGATCTGCTTCTGCAACTACAGCTTTAAATGTTCTTAAACCAACTGCAATTCCAACTAGGGCTGTTGAAGCTAGAATTAATGTTGGTGCACCAGCTAAAATACCTGCAATTGATACTGGTCCTAATGCCATACCCGCTGCTATTGCTTCCATTGCAACCTCAAAGTTAGTCTTCTTACGACCCGCGCCGAAACCTAAGAAACCTTCACTAACTTCACCAGACCAATCAAATGGTTTATTACCTTTACCATTAGATAGAGCGCCTAGTGTAGCAAAGTCTACTGATGCGATTGTTTTTAAACCTAAACCTATTACAACTAGAGCACCACCTGCTAGAATCATTACACCAGCACCAGCTGCGATGAACGCTGCACCCGCACCGGCTAGAGCCATAGCAACACCAAGACCGCCAACGATTGCACCAACTTGACCTATGAATTCCCATCTGTCTTTATCTGGCAGGGCTTTCTCAATCATTTGTAAACCAAATCCGATTACAACTAGAGATATACCTGCTAACGCCATAACCAGAGCACCTTGTACAATTTGAGTTTTAAGCAGACCAGCTAATGCAAATACTATTGCAGTTCCACCGATAATTGCTCCAATTTCTAATGTTCTTTCTAAAGGTGGCATTAAAATATCAGCTAGTGCTAATGCTGTTGCTAACGTAACTATAGATAAAGATACTAACATTAGGCTAAGCGACATGGTTCGCATAGATTTATCTACACCTAATTTATCTAATAAAAAGAAGGTTAAGCCAATACCCGCAATAACTGCCATAGCAACCGCAAGTCCTTTTAGAACTGGCATTGCCACTATTGAAATAAGTGCTAAAGTACCTGATAGTAGTAGCAGACCAAGACCTAATGATTTAATAGAATCACCGAAGTTTTCCATTCTCTTAGGATCTGCACCAATCATGTCTAAGATTTTAAATACGCCTGCAATACCTACTAATATAACTGTAGTTGCTAATAGACCAACTAGAGCTGGAATAGCTAACAGAGCTACTAGAGCTAATGAACCTGCTAGTTTAAGTATTGACGCACCTACATCACCTAGCAGAACGATTTTCTTCATTCTCTCTTCGTCTAGGCCTTCAGTTGCATACATCAGACCTTTTATCATCAATATAGTTGCTGGTACCCATATAATAGAAGCAACCGCTGCTACTAATAACAGTGGAGTTGCTAGAATCATATATCCTGCAAATTTAAGAATAGATGCTCCTACGTCACCCAGTAAAACTAGGCCTTTTGTTAAGGCATCCATTTTTTCAGCAAGTTCCTTTCCAGGACCTGCTTTCTCTAAAGCGTCAACGATGAAACCTAAACCTAGACCGATAGGTTTAAGTGTTGGAGAAACTAGTTTTAAAAGAATAGCTTGCTGTAAACCTCCTTTTCCACCAGCAGCAGCTGATTCTAAGTTTTCCATAGCCTGAACTAGTCGATCCATACGATCGAATAATTCACCGCCTGGATTTAATGCTACCGCGGTTTGTTCTGTATTGTCTCTTATTTCTTCTAGTAGACCTGTTTGTCCACCTAACTTATCAAAAGCACTTTGTAGAAATTTGAAATTCACTAGATTACTCCATATATTTTTAAAAGTAAGGGGTATGCTTTTGGGAACATACCCCTATACTATATTATATATCTACTACAACTTCGGCATCTTTAATGTCGGTGTCCTCATTGTAGGGACCTTAGGCATCTTTGGCGTTTTATATTTAGAACTCATTGAGCTCTGTCTCTCGTTCGCCTGTTCTTGTTGGTCCTTAGTTTGTTTGTTCTTCTCTTTGATGTAATCCGAGAGATTCTTAACGTAGTACCAATATTCATAGTAGTACATGTTCTCAATCTCCGATGGTTGCATCCTGAGATGTATGCCCAGGTAGAACTTAGTCTTAAAGTAATTCTCCAGCGAGATCTGAAATAATGAAAAGACTTTTGATGCCACCTGGGAACTCAAGAGGGGCTGTTGCCTTCTCTCCTTCAAAGGTAGTTTCTAGTGTTGCTTGAACACCAATTCTCATTCTTTCAGCTAATCTGTAGATTACCATAAACTTTTTCTCATCCCAACCTTTGTAATCAATCTCTAATTGAAAGATTTTATTTAGGCCTAATGCTCTCCAGTCAGATTGAACATAAGGTAGGACTTGAATAAATGCTTTATCGAATTCTACATCTTTTTCTTGACGATCTCTAAGATAGTTAGTTACTTCTTGCATAACACCGATTGTTGGTGGGTGCATTCTAACTTCACCAGCAGAACGTGTTTTAATCACATAAGTTCTGGCAGTTTCGTCGTAGTACTTTTCAATCTCTTCGTCAATTACTGTTGGTACTAAATTTCTAGTTGATAATTCAATATCAACTGGCTTTTTAGTCTGCTCAGTTTTACCCTTTAAAACAAGTTTGTTTTCAGGTTCTGGGAAAGTTAAATCTCTCACACTAAGTAGAACAATAATTCTATCCTCTTCAAGTAGATCTTTGTAAGAAAGTCTCTTGTTGTTAGCTGTCATTTGCATACAAGACTCAACGATTGAGTTTAACTTCTCTTCCATGTCGATATAGTTATTCTCATCCATCGTTGAGAAGTGTCTAATCTCAGCTGCTTTCGCAGATCTGATTTTAATTACACAACCAGCTGGATAAAACTTACCTTTTGAAGGTAGTTGTTCTTGGTCTAATACGTGCCAACCTAATGCACTATCAGAAGACTGTGCTCTGTCTGGCCCGAAATTAGCCATATTAACTCTACCTAAACCACCTGCAGCTACAGCAGCTTCCATATCTTCTGCTTCTGTATCTGTAGATTCTACTTGAGGATTATTGATGCTATCTTTAGCTTCTAAAGCTTTTGCCATCTTAGCTTCCTCTGCGCTAAGTTTGTTTTTGTCTTCGCTCATATTATTTTTCTTTTAGGTTTTTAAGATTTTGTTTAATGTAGGATCTTTGCTCGACGCTTCTTTTATCGAGCTCTTCTTTAATTAAATTTCTAATAAACGCACTTACCGAGATGGGTCTTTGCTCAGCCTCGAGTGCATCGTTCAAAATAACTCTGTTCACTTCACGAACTTCATCTTCGGTCAGTAAAACTTGGAGCTTCTTTGTTAGTTTATCACTCATAATCTCTTATTATTAGGATATTATATTATGTTTTCTTTGGTTAAAAAAAGAAGGCGATAAATCACCTTCTTTCTTAAAATTTAATTCTATTAAATTACGCTAATTCCTCAGAGTAAGTATCACACTTCCAACCTACTTCGATTGATCTAGCTTCACCATCTGAGTAATCTAGTCCATCGACTAAGTTTACGCCAGTGTTGATGAAACAGTCATCTAAAGTGATTTTTCTGTAGATGTCACCTTCTCTATTGAATTGTACAATAACAATAGTACCAACATAATTCTTTTTGAGACCCATTTCTCCAGTTTCAGGATTGTAGGCTGCTCTGTACCATTGTCTTAGTGTTTTGTAAATGTAAGCTTGGTTAGAATCATTTAGGTTCAGCGAGAAGTTGATTGTTAGATCAATTGAAGTTTGACCAGGCATACCTGCGTATGATCTGTCTGCAAACTTATATTTCTGTCCAATCGCTTCTACTGCTGGCGCTAATCCTTCTAGACCACCTACGGTGTTAACTTGTTGTAAAAGGAACTCTTGCCCAGAAACACCTGCTGGAGGTAGAATCGTAACTTCGAACAGGTTACCCTGTACTGGCTCGAAATTTCTACCTTTCTTGCTAGTTTGGTCCTCTGAATAATGTGGTAAAGCCATATCTTAATTTTCTATTTTATTTATATATCGTTATTTTCTTATGCAAAGTTACCTGTTGCGATCTCTCCTGTGTTTAGAACAGTCACCCTAGATACTAGAATCTCAAGACCTTTAACTGGCTCAACGAATGTATCAAGAATACCCATGTTGTTGTCGATCACTTCAGTTGTGTTGTTAGAAGTGTCCATGATGTTCTTGTAGTCGTATACACCACCGTCTTTCTTAACTGACTCCATAAAGTTGTCAGCTAAAGTTTTGATTTCTAATCTAGTTTGAGCATTGTTAAACTCGAATAGATAGTTCTTAAGAATTTCAGCTAGACCATCTTCGATGTAAATTAATACTTCTCTTACGTGAGCAGAAGAAAGTGCTGATTGAATTCCTTGCTGTGCTGTTTTATTACCTTTGATTGTTAAACCAACGCCTCTTTCGAATACGATTGGGTTGTAACCGAATGGCTCAAGTACATCTCTATCATTCTTGTCGAATGCAAATTCTAGAGACTGAACACCTGTTCCACCTACAACACCTCTTCTTGGGCCTGCGATGATTGACCATGGTAATGCATCTAAATACTTATCAATATAGTTGTTTGATACGTAAGCAGCTGGTGGAATAACTTTAGTTCTACCGTTCTCAATTACATTAAGACCAGGACCGTAGTAGAATGCGTAGTTAGCACCCTCGTTGATCGATGGTAATGTGTAAAGAGCTGTTGGGTTTAACTCTAAGTTACCTCCAGTTCCAACAAACTGTGTGCTAAATGCACCAGTGTTAGCATCTAAGAATGATGGGTTAGTCGCAGCTTTGAATTCTTTCACCATTGGTGCGTTAAGAATTGCTGAAGCATTTTGTCTTTCTTTACATAGGAATGATAATTCCTCTTTGTTTAAGATTCCACCGTTCTCTAATGAACCGAATGTATCAACAACATATCTGAATGTAATGTTGTCTTTATCTACTAAGGCGTTACCTAAACCAGTACCTGGTTTGATAGCTGCTAGTAAGCCTTCTGAACCTCCGATAGATTTAGCGCTTTGTGTTGCACCTTCTAATGGGAAAGTTTTGTAGAAACCTGCAGCTTCTTCATATCTCTTAAGAGCATATCTAGGATCTAGACTTACTACTCTGTGTGTAGTAAATTTATAGAAGATAGATCCGCCTTGTGTGTATTTTTCAATTTTCTTAATTCTAGAAAGCTTGTTGTTATCACCTGGTACATACATACCTACTTTAATATCTGAATTCCAACCTGCAGTACCTTCTAGTGCTGAGTAAGTAAATACACCAGCTCCGTTTGGAGTAAATGTCCATCCTTGACCTAATGTTGGGAACATCTCTGTTCTTGCGTTAGGATTTAATGTCCATACGTCAAATGAAGTTTGAACTGCTGGAGAATAAGCTGCTAAAGCAGTTTGTTGTGCACCTGCGTAGTTTGAGCTAAATGCTAGACCAGCTTCACATGATACAGTTAATACTCCTGTTACGTTATCGACAGCAACATTTGAAATCATTACATACTCACCTGCGTTTGCAGATAATAAGAAGTTACCGTATGCTAATGAGTTGTATGCAGCAGGAGCTACAGTTGCCTCTAGGTTACCATCAGCGTTGATTGAGAAATCAGCTGGAGTACCACTAAAGTCAGCTGGAGTACCGATTGAGTAAGCTTCGTATGTTTTTGAAATTGGACCGTCAGCTTCGATAGTAACTTGACCTGCACCAGTATCTGCAATACTTGTAATTTTCACATACTCACCTGGAGTGTAAGATTCTAAATACTTACCAACAACAATCATGTGTGCTGATTCCAAGTTAGTCGCTGTATTACCTGCGCCACCATTAATAATTAATTGTGCTGGAGACTGTGCGTTATCAACAGTAACAATACCGCCCTGAGCAGTTAAATCTGCGATAGACTCAGAAGCTACTTGCATTACTTTGTGAGAAAGAACTTCGTAATCTTGGTAAATATCGAAGTTGTTACCAACTAGATCGATGTTTGCAAGCTCGTCTTCTTGAACTGCACAGAATAAACCAGTTCTTCTGGCTTCCATGTTAATTAATGTTTCGATGTACATTTGGTTACCCTCTGCATCGATAAATTCAGGGATTAATGATACACCGTTGTATTGTGCTAATAGAGATACTTCTCTTAAACCAGCGAATTTAGCAAACTGATCTCTAATTAGACCATTGTTATCAAAGTAATCGCCGTAGTTAGGATCGTTGTTTAATTCTTGGGCATCAAATTTGCCTTTGAATACAAACACGTCTACCATGTAATCTGATACATATTCGTCTGCGTCAATTCCTTCTGGAATGTTAGCTTCTCCGTACCACTCTCTTGCTGTTAACTCAAAACCTCTTGTATCTCCAGCTTGTCTGATAATAACTGTGATAGGATCTTGTTTAATGTTAACAAATGAGATTGCGTGGTTTGGCCCTGCCGCAGTTGCAGCTAGTAACTTCTCATCTGAAGGATTCCAGAATTTATCTGTATCAAATACAGCGTTGAATTGCTTAGAAGAAGCTTCTGACGCTTGTGTTGATACAGCAGTTAAACCTTGTTGTGATGAATTAGTTGCAGGTGAGAAAGTACTCACTCTGTCATTTGCATCAGCAGTAGTTAAGTTTAATGCTAAAATTGGACCTCTAGATAAAGCTTCAATAGCTGATCTGTGGAAGAACATATTTTTCTTTTCTAATGACTTGTCAATACCACCGAAAACTTGCTTGAATTGCTCTACGTCTTCTACTAAAACTGGTGTGTTGTAAGGACCTTTTTCAGATCTACCTACAACTAGTCTAATAGTTTCCGCAGGGATGTTTACAGTTTGTGACTTGTCAAACTCTAAGCGATAAACGCCTGAGCTTTTGAACTGTAGTAATTGAGGACTTAATGCCATAGTTGTTCGTATTATTTTTTAATTCTTTTATTATATATCCTTGTCTTTCTGCAAATTTATTTCAAAAGGTCATAAATATCATATTGTAAATCACCAGCCTGGTCATTATCTTTAAATAGTATCTTTTCCATCTCATCATGAAGGTCTGGATCTATGAAATCTAATAGCTCTTCTACAAAGTCTGCATAATCTGTTGTGTTAAAAAATTCAGTCGCAGTAATGCAAGTCATAATGACGTCATCGTTGCCCATTTGAGCTCCATAACTACCATTTGGTAAAGTACCAAATAGAGATGCCTCAGTTACTGTAACTTCATCAGTTAAATCTAATCTATTTATCTTGTAAAGTTTTGCGAAATTCTGACAGAAAATAGCTTTATTGTCAGATTTTAGTTTAATACCTGGTTTCAGAGCTCTACCATCGTGTCGATGTTTAAATTTAACAACCATCTCGTCGTCAAAGTCATTTCTTTGTGGAAAGATTTGTCTTAGGTAATTAAATAACACTGTACCATAGGTGTTGTATTCTACAATCATCTTTACATTTTCTGAGTAGAATATGTCGACCGACAATGTATATAGTACTTTTGCGAAATCTTCAATTACATGCTCATTCGATCTAAATCTACACACTTGGCTAAATTTAAAGAAATCGTACATCGCGCCTGGATTAACGACATTCTTTATTTCTTCTGGACTCATCGGACTAACTTGGAAGACATTAATTACTGATGCGTCACCGCCGTTGCCTTCGGCAATATCTACTGAAAATACCCAGAAATTCTCTTTGTCTCTACATGTTTCTATATCAAAATCTGGATCCCACTCTAAGAAACCTTTAGTATCAATAGAGATATAGTCGAACTCATCGAAGTCATGATAGACATAAGGCTTCATGCGTTTTCTCATCTTTTTCATATCTACTGGGTCTAGCAGTAGGTTTGAACTGGAAACGAATTCATTTCCATACTGTTTATTGAATGCCTCAATTGAACCTAAGTTTTTAAGTTCTCTTTCGTACCAGGCTTCGTCTCTGTCAGGATGTTGCCACCAGTCGATACGCATAGGATGATATTCATTATCGCCACGATCTGCTGCTGAGTATATTTGGTAGAACTTGTTAAATCCATTTGGTGTTGATGTAATTGTAATTCTTGAGACTTTCGACGAGGACAGCGTAGGATATACGTTCTCGTAGAAAGAGTCTGCGATCGATGGATGAACGTGAGCAAACTCGTCCAAGTACAGGTTATGGATTGTAAAACCAATACCGGATTTTGCTGTGGTTGATTGTCCAATAATACGACAACCGTTATCACATCTTACATTCATGACATCGTATTTGATAATACCAGGCTTCATAAAGAATGGTAGGTTCTCGATTACAGTCTTAGCCTTATCAATAATTTCTTTTGTTGAGTCAGATTTATTGGCAAGTAGCAGAGTGTTCTTGTCCATATTAAATGTCAGATACCATGCATTAAAGATAGACGCTGTCACGGTTTTACCCATCTGACGAGATGCTAGTACAATGTTGAATCTTTCCTCTTGTAGATTTCTCAACATTTCTATCTGGTAGTCTCTTAGTTTTACTTGTTGAATACCATTATCTGTCATTACCACTGCATATTTCTCTGCAAAATACACAATATCAGCGGCGCATCTAGCTAACTCAGCTATTTCCTCATCAGTATATTCAAATACAATATTACCTTTCTTTAAAAATTGTCTACCCTCGTAGAATGGTAACTTAATCTTAGGACGATAACCCTGGTCCATAGCAACCAATAAGTCATTGATTTGCTTGGTAGACCAAACAATTCTTTCCGAGGCTGCCTGTGGCCCTTCCTCTTTCGGAATCCATTTATTATCTCCTACGTAGTCTGACATTATTCTTCTGTTGGTTCAACGTCTTCAATATCCTCATTCGCACCATCGATACCTGCACGAATTGCGGCCATTAAGTCTTTTGTACCTCTTTGGATATTTTTATTACTAGAATCTCCACCTGCTCCTTCGATCTCAGCCTGATTCTGTCTTTGTTGATAGATCTCTATATCTCTAGCAATTCTTTTAGTACCTTCTTCTGCAGCCATCAGATACATGGTCTGAGATTTAATAATATCTAACATTGACTTCTGTAGAGTTGCTAGTACTTCAAACATTCTAGGTGCTAATTCACCTGAGTCAATTGTTTCTAATAGAGTTGTAAGTGCTTTTTCACCAGCTTGTAGCTGATAGATTAGAGAAGACATAGTCATCTCATCCATCTTCTTTTTAGCTTGAATATACTCATCTTTCTCGATAATATCTGCATCGAGATAGAATTTCATTAAACTAGTGATAGTCTTTTGTGCTTTTTTACTTGCACCTGCCTTTAGCTCAGTGTAATTAACTACTGGTGCTAAAGCTGTTGGTTTAGCCTGAATAGGTAAATCTTGAGGATCGTTCTCTACATCTAGAGGACTATCTCCAATTAAATCATCTAATTCCTGTCTGATTTGATCTGCCTGTTCAGCTATCGTCTTTTTCTTTTCACTCATAATATGATATTATATTCTATATATCTAGAAAATACTCGTAACAAATTTAGTCAATATTTGTTACCTATTTTGGTTGTATTTTCTTAATTGAATAGAAGGAACTGCATTATCAGTAATTAACGCAAGATGAGAGTCTCTTACGATATACTGTTGCAATACATTTGTGTGTTGGTCTTGACCAATAGTTTTCTTGAACAATCTGATATTTGTCATTGCTAATTTACCAGGCATTAGAGACCATTGTTTCTTAGTAGACCATCCTTGTGCAGAAGCTAATTCAAAATTTTCATGCATAACCTCAGTTAGAGTATCAGATACTGGCATCGAAGTCAATGCATTACTCTGAGGATTTAACTTATACACATAAGCTCCTGTGTTTAGGAATGAATTATTTAGGTTATAGACCATACCATACCAATTACCATTTACAGGCCCTAAACCAGTTGCAAAAGGATATGTTAGAACTAAGTCGTTGATATATGCTTTTACGTGAGTTTGGTTAACTGTAAGTTTTAAACCCTTATTATTCTGCCATCCATCAAATATAGTTTGCTCTGCTGTAGCTGAAGTTAAATTAGGTTTGAACCATGTTGTAAATGCTAAGTTGCCATCTACTGCTAATTGAGAATACTTTCTATATAGCAGACATTCAATACCTAAATCTTTTACAGATTCTAGATCGTAACTATTCTTAGCAATAATAGTCCACTTATTTCTAATCTCTTTATCCGAGATAGTTAAGTTGTTATGAATTCTATCTCTAACACCATCACCAACTTCTGAGAATACAGTTTGATATTGCGTAGACTTTGTAGTCTTTTCATACTCATCTCTCTGTTCTTCACCGAATACTTCCTCAACTCCAGTGTAAAGATCGTCTAGTGCTGTTTCAATTGCACTGCCTTCTTCAACTTGAGTAGAGCTACGCTCTTCATATTTCTGAAGCATTACTCTCCAGTAAGTCATATTCTGATTAAACTCATCAGCTAAACTAACTGAACTTACTTCATACATTCTATTCATTCTAGGAATGTACATGTAGTCTCTTGGTCTTGGATGAATACCTTCACCGAAAGCAGCTTCCATCTGACCTTTAGTAACATGAATTTCAAAATCTTCAAATCCCATACCGAAAATATCATAAGTAAATTCTCTGGTTGGCATTTCGTTATCCGGCACCATAATCTTTAGATTACCCTGCTCCTTCACATTGTAAAGAGAGTATTCCATTAGAACCACATCCTTAGATCTTTTATCTGGCTCTACTCTAAAATATTGTACTGGGTGTCCCCACATATTAGCAGATAACTCACTAATCTCTTCATATATTGCAGTTGGTTTACTTAAAGAGTATGGGTCGTAGATTGGATCTGAACAATCTATTACAATATTAGTACATCCAGGTAAATAAGGATCGTTACAATCTCCACAGAGTTGTGGACATGATTGGATTGTACCATCCGCAGTTTCTAATTCAAATGTTACCGATAGTAAACTTAAACTGTGTAGAGAAGATAATCTATATGCTTCTGCTTTTACATCAATCCAAAGTGGTTTAGTGGAATCAAATTGAATACCTAGTAAATCTCTTGGGCCTATTGAATTGTTAAGAGGTCTTAACTCAGACATTTGGCCACCGTCTGTACCTGCAGCTTCTTGTGAGTATCTGAATTCATAAGTGAAATAATTATCTAAGTCTGGATACTCATACCATTTTGCTCCTGTTGCTGTAAAATCTGAAGTTTCGACAGAAGTTATAGTATCTCCTTGAATAGAATGTACCGTAAAGACTTGACCTCCTATAATAAATTTATTACCTGGAGAAAGATTTAGGTTTACATTGCTACCTACAAACTGATTACTACCGCTAACTACATCTAGAGTACCCACTGAATTTGGTGAATTAACACCAACTAGGATATTCCAGCTCAATACTCTAGTTACATTAGAGTAAGGTTCTTGAAGTTTAGCGAAGAAATAGTCTCCGATTGCATCTGCTGTAAAATTAGTTACCGCCATATTGAAAGAGTCTAGACTCTAGTATTTTTATTATATATCTGACTCCCAATCGGTGATTAAAAGCATTTCAGGATTATCGTTCTCGTGATGCTCTAAAGTGTGGATAAACGCGTTAGTTACTCCTAATGTTTCTACTGTATTATTCTCTGCTTGAAACAGATCTAGAGACTTTAAGAATTCTCTAAGTTTAAATATTTTGAATTTATCACCAACTTCAATTAGACCTGCTCTTTTTAATACCATGTTAGCCATTTTAAGTTCGTGTGGTTGAAATATATCAAACATACGAATACTACCTCGTAGGATTTTAATATCATACTTGATAGTTTTTACTTGATCTACATTGACGATTCTATTATAGCTAGAATTTAGATTTAGATTTACTTTTACATACCTAAGATTAGGCATGGTTTCTAATATCTGCCATAAAAAGTAAATTGAGGTGGCTTCTTTGTGTATGTTAACATCACTTACTGCTTTAAATCTAGCAACATCTTTAGAAAAGCCTATTTCTAAATACTGTAGTAGTCTATCCTTAGATACCAACATAGCTCCGCTCGTTCCTACTTTCCTAGTTTTAGAGTCACGGTTAATAATACCCCACAATCTTAGGTCAATAGAATTATACTTGTAGAGAGTAATATCTACAATCTCTGTAAAGAAGTCTTCAACTTTTTGCATATACGTCTATCTGTTCTTCAATTTTTTGTAAATCAGCGAAAAGAGCGTCTTTAGCAAATAGTTTTAATTCACTGAATTCTCTATTTCCTATTTCGTTTTTATCCATATAGATTTCTACAGCTCTTTCACTGGGAATATATTTATCAGGTTTATTTTTTGTAGCCTTTTTAGTTTTAGTATAAAACCATCCCGGAACAGATTTAAACCTAGAAGCGACAGTTGCCCAACACTCTACTACATTACCACCGTTAATACCGTTGATATTAAATAGTTGTGCATTGCTAGGATATTTAATAGCAAAAAAGCGATTAATCATAAAGTGATGTCGCTTCTTTGTATGTTGCTTTAGTTTAGCATATTGTGGTCTTTTCGTGAACATTATTTTCACGAAATCAAATAGTTTCGTTTCGTCTAACATGTTTATTATATGTTAATAAGTGGCAAAGTTTACTTTACCCACTCAGCAAAAGCTAACGCATGAGCGTCTACGCTGGAGTAACCTGCCGCAGAGAATTTAGCAGCGGTATGAATAACTTCTTGTTTAAGTCCATGAGCATTCGCTTCTGCTAAAATCTCTTCGATTTGAATGTGATCGTCTAAGGTCATTAAAATAACTTTTTAGTTTTATCTTTTGTCTCTGAAACTGGCTTAGCCTTTTTCTTTCCAACTAGTTTCATTGGCGGCTGCTTTGTTTCCTCTGGCACATCCATGCCTGCGAATGGGTCTGGTGCAAAGTTAACTTTCTTTGCAGTTTCTAACCAATCCGTACCTTCCAAGATTTTATCCATTTCCATGATAGACTCTTTGTTCTCAATTGCACCTTCCCAATCTTTTTCAATAGCAGAATAAATTGCTTTTTGAATTGGATCTGGAATGGTTTTATTGTGTAATAACATAAGAGCGATGTTGGTCGTCAAGTTAGTCTTAATTAAAGTCTTACTGCTATGACCAACAACACGGTAAATAATATCTGAAAGAATGTCCTTAGCTTCTGATGAAAATAAGAAGTCAATTGTAAAGTTATCGTATTCTTTGATATATTGTTTCCAAATAGACTCTGCAGTTTTGTCGGTGATAGAATAGTTTCTAAGTTTACCATTCTTCATTTCTTTCTGCCAAGTCACAACTGATTGGATATTATCTGATTTATCACCGACAAGTATTTTCTTGAAGATAAACTCATCGCAGTCTACTTCTTGAATTTTAATCTTGTTAGCTTTAACCCAATCTAGAATATCGTTTTGATAATTGTCTCTAGCTAAAGCGGAACCACCCATGTTAAACAACATGTCGTCGTTAGATATATCTTTAGTTGAAGACGTATTCATATCTTTGTCAAAACCTGTGTAGGCATACAAGGTTTTCTTAGTATTGTAATACCAAATAGTGTGAGCATCATTAGTATCTGAATAGTTAACTAATTGAATTAAGTCTCTATCACCTGACCAGACAATACATGATTTACCTCTAGCATTTAGCATGGTAGACCAACCGAAGATAACATCATCTGCTTCTGCGCCTTGAATCTGGTGTACAGTAACACCTTTACTTGCTACAACTTTTTGAAATTCTTCATAGACTGCATATACTGATGGCCAGTCTACGGTTTGATTTTGTTTTCTTGTACCTTTATAGTCTGATGCAGGGAATAGATCCTTTCTCCATGATTTAGAGTCTACTGCTAAGACTACGTCGTCTACAAACATTTTTAACTTTCGCATCTCTGATGCAAAGTCAATGGCCAACTTACGCATAAATTGTGCGCGTTGCTTATCATCTTCTAGTAATTTACCCTGTTTAGGTTTGGGTAAGACGAATAATCTACTGAAGACAAAGTAGTTGCCGTCGATTAATAGTGTATGTTTTCCCACCTTCATATCTTTAGTTTATGCTTCCTATACAAATATAATAAAAATATCTGACATAGAAAAATTATTTAACACTTATTTTGCTTTAATTTGCCTTAATAATACCTTGGATCTCATAGACACAACTTAACATTGTGATTACAGGATCGATTACATGAACTCTCTGCTGTTGGTGTTTAGCTACAGAAATAATGATCTGTGGGATATGCTTGACCGATTGCAATTGTTCTTGTTGTATATATTCGACAAATTCTTCGCCAAGCGTCTGCAATATATCATCAACTCTATTAGAATAATTAGAGACCAGCATTTGATAATTCTTTGCTGGATCTGTCTCATTAAATACTAATTCGAAAACATCTTTATAGACTGAGTTGAACCTTTTAACATCACCTACTGTAATATTAGTAGTGCCTTGAGTTTTAAAACCCTGTAGCTTATTGAGCGTCGATCTTAGATCTGGGAAATTACGTCTAACAAACTCTACAAGAGCCTCTTTATCGATAGTCATTCCCTCTTGCTTACAGATCTCATATACTCTACGAATATACTTCTTAGTCAATTCAGACTCTTCTTCTTTATCAAAGTCAAAGTTAATAACTTCAAACCTTGATAGAATAGGATCTGGTAGTTTGTTAATATAGTTACAAGTTGCAATAAATCTAGAGTTACTAGCGAATTGCTCCATTGTAGCACGAAGTGCCTTAAAGAACTGGTCAGATACACCGTCAACCTCATCGAGGATAACCACTTTAAATGTACCAGGTTGGTCCATAATTGAGACCGTAGAACAGAAATCAATGATTCTAGTTCTAATTACATCTACAGATGTGTCTGTGGATGCGTTGATGTACAAATAAGGCAGTCCAAATTGATTGACAACGGCTTTTGCAGTAGAAGTCTTACCTGTTCCTGGTGAGCCCGCAAACAGCATATTCTGGACTAGTCCGTCTTTAAACTTATTCATGACTGCATCTGGCAGAATAAGTTCATCTAAATTTTTTGGCCGATACTTTTCGGTAAAGAGTTGATTTAATGATTGCATACAACTTTGAGTTTAATTGTTATAGTATCAAGTGGCCTAAATGTTTCATTGATAAATATACTATATGAGTATACGAATTGAAAAGACAGGTGGCCCTTGGCCCGCGAATCGTTACGGTATTATTCTAAAGCATTTACCAAGATTCTTAAGAAAGTTTCTAATCACTCACAGAAATTTGGCTAGATGGCAGGATGATGACCAGTTCATGGAATGTGTGATTAGAATGCAGAGGCCTGCATCTAGAGTTAACACCAAGATCTACTGGGATATGGTAAATGACAGAGCCTTGACCGAGAAGGGCTTAGAACGCGCGTATAATACTGTTGATTGGTACTGTGCTATCTCACTTAAACCTATTAAGGCTAAGTTTATGAACTTCGACCTGGCTAACTTTGTGCACCCAGAGTACCGCGATGTACTAAAGGCCCCAATGGTAGACAGTCGTATACTTAAATCCTCAATTGACTTTCGTAAAAAATGTAAAAAACTCCTGCTCGAACAACGAGAGGAGTTTCTTAAACTTGCTAAAAAGAACGCTAAACGTTCTCTTTAAATTACTTATTCATTAAAGCTCTGAATTTATCAGATACAGACATACCTTCATATAGGTTTGATTCGCTAGGGTTTTTAGCTTTCTCTAATTTATCCTTTTCAGCTTTTAAAGCTTGTTGAATAACTCCTAAATCATTTTTAGATTTTTTGTCTTTCTTATCTTTTAAATTTTCAATAGCGTCTTCGAACTCTTTGATTTTAGCTTTATGCTTTTTTACTTCAGGAGAGTCTTCTTCTTTTGGCTTATCTTCCTCTTTTGGCTTATCTTCTGCTTTTGGCTTGTCTTCTGCTTTTGGCTTATCTTCAGCTTTTGGCTTATCTTCAGCTTTTGGCTTATCTTCAGCTTTTGGTTTATCTTCTGCAGGTGGTTGGCCATCATTGGCTTCTATCTCTTCTCTTTTCTGTCTAACCTCTGCCTTATCAACATCTGCTGCCAATTCTTTCATTGCCTCTTCCTCTTGCTTTAATTTAGCATCCATTTCCTTATATTGAGTCTTAAGGTCTTTCTTTTTCTTAGGATCGTCAGACATGCCTGTTTCCTTCTTAATTCTCTCAAGTTTACCTTCGATGTCTTCCTTAGCAATAGCTTTTGATACAAGATCACCTCTGTCTGAGAACTTATCTCTTACTGCTTTCTCTAAATCGTCAGCTTTTGTCTTAGCCGAAGCAGCTTTAGCTGCTAGCTTTTCTTTCTTAGCTTTATTTTCTTTGTCATTAGGTAGCTGATCTTTTGCTAATTCAATTGCAACTTGGTTATTTCTAACCTTGTTTACTTTTTGCATAGCCTTCTTAGCTTTAGGAGCATACCAGATTAAATCCATAACTTTGCTAGGTCCCTCTTCGTTAATCTCACCTTCATTAATAGCATTTAGGGCTTCTAATGCCTCTAATACTAAAGGATCTAACTCGACACCTTCTTTGATGTCGTTCGCTAAATTTGTAAGATTTTCTTGAATTCTTGTAGAAAGAGTTTCTAGGTTTGTTAGGATAGAGTCTACATCTTTGATGATTTCTGCTCTTAGTTCTGCGCCTTGTGGCTCAGCAACTGTTTTATCTACTGCAACTGATGCAGGTTCAGTTTTTGAAGCTGGTGTGACGTTCTGTTCTGTGCCAGAAACTTCACCTGCTGCAAATTCTTCGAATAACTGTACTTTGTTTTGATTAATCATAGTTACGTTAATTATTTTAGTCGTATGAATTATATATCTCCCAAAGTCTATATAAAAGAAAAGGCCCTCGAATGAGGGCCTTTTAATATAGTTTCTATGAATCTATAGATTATAGTGCGAAACCTGTTACTGAGAATTTCTCGTATTGTGTACCTGGGTGGAAACCAGCTTCAACTAATGCGTATCTAGATTTTACAGCTACTTTAGGAGCCATAGTACCTTCAACGATAGCTTGTACTGATTCAGCCATTAAGTAAGGCATGAATACAAGACCAGGACCGTTACCGTCACCTTTTCTACCAACTAATACTTCCACAGAACCGAATTCAATTGATGGGTCAGTATAAATGTTGATACCTGCAACAGAACCTAATGGGTAGATAGAACCAGCCACTTGGTTAACTGTGTTTGCAATTGGGTAAGCTACGAAACCTGCAACTGACTGTAGAGCAGATGCGATAGCACCACCTACAACAGCAAAGTTACCTGCACCTCTTCTACCGTTCTGTGCGATTAAGTTCGCAGCAGCAAGGATTGAAGTTAAGATTTCTCTGTATCTGTCAGCTTTAGTCTCACCACCAGCTAGAGCAACAGAGTGGTCTAAGTTAGTGATACCAGAACCAGCTAATGCTCTCATCTTTAATAAGATGTGGTTGTTGATAGACTGAGTTAATTCGTTAGTTAATACTGCTTCTACTTGAGCAACAGCGTCAACACCGAATTGCTTAAGGTCTTGTACTTGCTCTCTAGTTACAGCAGCAGCTACTTGGAAAGTCTCTGCAGAAACTGATTTAGAGAATAAGCTTAAGCCCATTACTTTGTCTGGAGTTTGTTCCCCAACGTCTCTTGACATAGGAGCACCTAAAGAACCAGATGCACCAGAGAAACCAGGAATGTGGTCTTCTAGAGCTTTTACTAATTCAGCACCAGCGTATCTATCAGCGATAGAACCTTCGTGTGCTGGATCTGTAGTGTCCTCTAAGATGTTAAGTGGAGCACCAACTTTGATGATAATTTTACCATCGATTCTTGAGTAACCAACTTTTGAGTCACCATTAGTAAGTGTTGGATCTTCGTCACCGTTTACACCTACTAAGTTAGCTTTGATGTAAGTTGGAGTTTCAGTACCACCAATTTTACCACCTTCGTATACGAAGTCTAGGTAAGATAGTAATCCCATTGGTCCAGCCATAGGTACAACAGGTACTAGGTCTAAACCGATTGTTTGTGCAGCAACTTGCATTGCTAAAGGTAATAATGTTGGAGCTTTGTCACCTGAACCGTCTGCGTTACCTGCAGTTGGGAAAGATGTAGCACCCATACCAAAGATGTTACCTGCAGTACCTAAAGACATTACAGATGCATCTTCATAAAGCTTGTGATTGTGGCAGTATTCCGACATCCAAGCTAGCTTTGAAGCTTCGTTGATACCAGTAGCCTCTTCAATGATTGGAGACCATGTGTTTCTGATTTCAGCTTCGTTAATTAAATTTGCCATTTTTCAGATTATTATTTTTTAATGGTTTTGTTAAGTGTTCATTTCTGAACTCGACTTGCTTGGACTTTTCTGCTTCGTTAGTCCTTTATCGTCGATGTTTTATATATCTTTACTTTTTAAATCTTTTCTTTAAGCTCTCAGCGTAGTTAGACACATCATATAGTGGCTCGTCTTTCTTCTCAGTCGCTGCTGATTCGTTAACTGCCGCTAATTTTTCTAGGTCAACTTTTACCTCTCTTAGATCTCTAGTTTCCCAGAAGTTTCTAACTTGATACTCAGTGTTTAGAGTATGGTATTTAGCTTGAGCTTTGATTTGATTTTGTTTTCCTTCAGTTAGAGCTTCAAACTTCTCTTTGTACTCTGCAGGAGCTGCAGTGATAAAGAATGGTTCAGCTGTTTTAGCTTCTACAACTGCTTCAGCAGATTCAACGATTGCGTTGATTTCGCCTTCAGTCATAAAACCTCTTTTAGCAACTCTTTGTCTAACTTCAGTTTTAGCATCTTCGTTTAGAGCGTTGTATTTCTCTTGTGTTGAGCTAGATACAACCTTAAAGAATGATGGATTTTCATTTTCTTTAGCTTGTGCAGCTTCAACTAGAGCGTCTAACTTAGATGAAATTTCTTTTTTGTAAGTATCTAAAGCAGATTCTTCAACTTCTTCGTCTTCTTCAGTAACTTCGTCTTCGACTACTTCTTCTGCGCCTTCGCCAGCTTCGTCTTCTTCAGTAACTTCTTCTTTTTCAGTTTTGATACCTTCTTCTTCAGCATATTCTTCAGCATTTTCTTTGTCGTCAGCGTCAACGCCTTCAACATCATACTCTTCATCACCTACTTTGAATTTATCTTCACCTTTAGCGATAGCTTCAGCTCTTGCAGCTCCGAATGCATTACCTTCTTCGACTTCGTCTTCTTCGTTAGTTTCTTCAGTTTCAGCAACTTCTTCGCTTTCTTCTTCAGTAACTTCGTCTTCAACTACTTCTTCAGCACCTTCACCAGCTTCGTCTTCTTCGTTAGTTTCGTCTTCAACTACTTCTTCAGCACCTTCACCAGCCTCATCTTCTTCAGCAACTTCTTCTGCTTCTTCTTCAGTAACTTCGTCTTCAACTACTTCTTCAGCACCTTCACCAGCCTCATCTTCTTCAGCAACTTCTTCAGTTTCTTCAACTTCTTCTTCAGTTACCTCATCTTCGACTACTTCTTCTGCGCCTTCGCCAGCTTCGTCTTCTTCGTTAGTTTCTTCAGTTTCAGCAACCTCTTCAGTTTCTTCAACTTCTTCCTCAGTAACTTCGTCTTCGACTACTTCTTCAGCACCTTCGCCAGCTTCGTCTTCTTCAGCTACTTCTTCAGTTTCTTCTACTTCCTCTTCGTTAGTAGTTTCTTCTTCGTTAGTTTCTGGAGTTTCTTCTTCAGTAACTTCTGGAGTTTCTTCAGTTTCTTCAACTTCTTCAGTTTCTTCAACTTCTTCAGTTTCTTCAACTTCTTCCTCTTTTACCATACCTTCGTTGATAGATGTTGCAATATATTCAGCATACTCAGATACAGACTGTAAGTTTTCTTTTAAATACTCAACGTAACCTAAAAGATTCTTAGCAGTTTCAGTACCTTCATTGTGCTGCTCAGCTAAATAGTTAGCAAAGTCTTTAACTTTACCAACAGCCTCAGCTAAATGCTCAGAGTATTGAATACCTTGATCTAATTTTTCAGCAATAGATTCGCTGTAAGAAATACCTTGATCTGCTTTCTCAGCAACGTGCTCTGAATACTGGATTGATTCGTCTAATTTGCCGGCTAAATACTCTACGTATTCTGAGAGAGTATTAACGCGCTCGACGATGTGATCGTTATGAGACTTTACGTTCTCTAACGTGTTATCTTCGCTGTTAGCTCCGATAGACTCTTTAATTGACTTAATTTCATTCGCTAAGTACTCAGAATACTTGTGGAAATCTTCAGCCTTTACAAATTCTGCCATGTTTTTATTATTATTTGTTTCAATATTGGTTTCTGTAATTTCTTGTGCTACTTCAGGAGCTTCTGCGCCCTCGCCGTTCATCTCGTAGATCCATAGACCTGACTCATTGTCAAAGCCATAAGACTCGTTTACTCTCTTTAACTCGGCGTTAGCAAAGCCAGGGTCTGCTACTAGGTCATAAGTAAATAATTGCTTGATTTTTACTTTACCGTTAGATTCAACAGCACCAGCTGCTCTAGAAGAGATTTGTAAAGGTACACCTGCATCAACAAGAGCTTTAGCTTGTCTACCAGCATCAGTATCTAATAATCTGATTTTACCCTTTACTTGTTTGTTTTCTTTGTCGTAGTATAATTCTTCAATAATATGAGATACATTCTTTAAAGATACATCAAACTGCTGTGGGTGATCTAATTCACCTAACAGTTTGGAAGATTTAATCTTATCTTGTAGTTGCTGAATCTGAGGAACATACTCATCTTCAGTATAGATACGATTATTTTTATTCTTGGAGTCAATTTCTCCAAAGATACCTTCTAGAATGTAGTCCTTATTCTCATTTGAAGCAACGCTCAACTGAGATGAAGACATTTCGACGATCAATAAGTCGTTTAATTTTGCCATATCTATGGTTTATCTATTTTTATTATATATCTACTGTTATTATGTAATTATCTTAATATCTTTTAGATGCCAGCCAGTGGATCTTCTTCTCCACCCTCTTCAGCTTCAGCTTCTTTTTCTGCTTCTTTCTCCTCTTCAGCATCTTCGGTCTCTTTTTCTAGATAGTAAGCTGTTAAAATATCCATTTCTCCTTCAGCAAAAGCATCATTTCCATACTCCTTATAGAAATAATCTTTGAACTCATTTTCAGTTTGAGAGGTTGTAATAGCTCCCAAAATCTCTGCTGCTTTAATGGTAGGACCAGAGTCTAAAGTTAGGTCTTCGACGTAGATTTTTGAATCTTCGCCGGCCTTCAGGGCATCTTCCTGAATAAATTCTTCAAATGTTTTAAATATCCTCATGGATTATATATCTATTTTTCTACAGAATCTAGGTTAGAGTGCCATTGGGTCTTCTGCTTCTGGCTCTTCAGCGTCGTCTTTTGCCGCTTTTGCCTTATATGCATTGTTAGCTCTAATCTCGTCGTCCGTTAATTTTAAATATTTAGTAACTAGGTATTCTTGATCGAAGTAGTACTCTTCTTCCATAGTTTCCTGGTTGGTTGTCATCAGAGAATCTCTCATACTTGAGATAAAGTCTAATCTCATCTGCATGATTTCTTGTTCTTTTAATTCAGCGAACATGTTCTCCTCATTATATCTTAAAGCGATTTGAGTTTTAAACTGTGGATCGTCTTGAAACTCTGGATACTTAAGACACATTTGAATATACAGTGGTTTTACTAGTATCTCTTGGAAGACTGATCTTAGACGCTTGATAAATTTACCAAACTTAATCTCATCTCTTACCATACCATCACCAGCTAAGGCGTAGTCACCACCGTCATCTTCGTATAAGAATCTGTTGTAAGGAATTTTTGAAACCTCTTTTAATTTATCTGAGAAGTATTTAAGTGCCTCAGTGTCCGATAGGTCTGGACCTTCACCACCAAGGGTTTCAATTTCTGGTTGCTCACCGTCTTTCGAAGGTAACCAATACTCTTTACTAAACTGTAACATTGGTTTACCGTCTGTAGCCAGTGTACCAGACTCGAAGTCAAAGTCAACGACTTCTTTATAGTTATTCATCAGCTGTGCCAATGATTGTTTTGCTCTTGTTTTAGATTTACCACCAACAGGGATAATAAACTTCATTCTGAATGAAGCGTTCGTTACTGCCCATACCACTCTGGTGTGTTCCATAATTCTTAGTAAGTTGAAAGATCTTACTAGTCTCTCAACGTAACTAACTCTTGAAGCAGTTGAAAGGGAAGAATATGAAATATAAATAATTTGAGAATCATAAAGTACTCTCTCCTTTGTAGGTTCGTCTTTATATTGAATCCAAACTTTCTTACCATCGTCTTTATTGTAACCTGGCATTAGAGTAATTGGATCGATCTCTTTAAAGCCGATAATCTCTTTTTGGTCTGGGGAGTAAATAATCTCAAATGATAGATAACCATCTACTAAGAATTTTCTAAAGAAATACCAAGCTGATTGCTCGCCGTTAAATCCAAAGTAGTGGTAGATCTGTCTAAAGTATTTGTTAAGGTCTTTAGTTACTGTATCAGATACATCTAGACCCATAATATCCGGTTGACAGAAGAAGTTCTTGTCATCATATACCACTGCCTCATCACAAAGAATATCTAGAATGTCCTCTACTTCATCGTTCATTGAGAACTTTCTCAACTCATCTCTCTTACCCGGATAGTCAATGTCGAAGAAAGGTATATTCTTCTTCATGTTGATGTCGCCCATTGATAGGGCCGCGAACGCACCGTAGATGTCGTCGTTGTCTAAACCAAATGGGTTAATACCATTTACTTGGTTATAGCCAAACTGGTCTTCCATAGGACCAATAGCCTGTGACTGACGCAATACCATGTCATCATATCGCATACCAAAAGAACTTAGCGTTTTCAGTGCGTTTGAAAGGCTAAATGGTTGACGATTTGAACTTAATGGTCCATTTCTTTTATCGGTAAATCCTGCCATAATATAGTATTATTTCTGTTTTATATATCTCATTTATTTAGGTGGTTTCTGAACATAGCTCTAATCTTACCAATTGACGAGTTATTTAACTCAATAAAGTCACAAAGTACGATCTTTGCCCAGTTTTCATACGATACCACAACTTGCTGTGCTTTGCGATTTCTTTTATATTGTCTAATCGCAAAATCAAATCCGTAACGTTTTAAAAATTGCTTTGCTCCAGCATAACTTAAACTAAGTGCTCCCTGTGCTCTAGCATTTTCTACTTTGTTACCTCTAGTCTGTCCATTAATATACTGTTCATATTGGTCGTATACAAAATCTAACAGATCTTCTTTTATTTTTACCGGTAACATATTTAGGTTAATACCCATATCATTACCACTTGCATCAGGTGGATCTAGTGCTAATACCACTGGATTACTGTCCCACCAATATGCTGATACTGGATTATCATATCTGAACACATATATTTTTCCAGGTACAAAAGGTCGGCTATCTCTACCGACTGCTTTTTCTCTAACAGCATTCTTGCTAGCTTCAAACCATTCTTCAGATTCTCTACGAGCTCTAACTTTACCGCCAGCTTCTTTACTTAATAGTCTTATGTCTTTTCTTACTTTACCCATTACTTAAGCGTTTTTTCAGTTAAGACAATAAATCTCCAGCCTCTGTTCTCACACCAAGCATTTGCGTAAGCATACTTATCTCTATTCTTGATATACTGCTCTGCTAAAAACTTATAGGATTTAAGTGCTTTTTGTGATTTCTTTAGTGGTGGTCTTGGTTTTTTAATCTGTGCTTCTGGTTTAATCTCTACCAACCACTCTGTTGGACCTTCTTCATCGGTACCAGCAGTTTTCATATAGAAGTCAGGATAATAAGTGTGTTCTCTCTTATCCATCGTTGACCTGTATTTAATTGCTACAGGTTCGCTTGACCATTTTAATACATTATCTTTTGTATCGCACATTATCATAAACTTTCTTTCCCATGAGGAACGATAAATGATCGGAGTTGGTCCGATATACCTATCAGGATTTTGTGGTTCGAAATAGCCTTGTACAAATCCTGAGTTACCACTGGGTTTTAAGTTCTTTATTGACATTAGATATTAAACATCCCCGACTCGCCGTCACCATTTCTAGTGTTAATACGATCCATCGACATTGTGTTCTTATATTTTGTAGGATGAAGTTTATTCCATCCTTTAGCATACCCTCTCTTTGCAATTTCTGTAAAGTATGCAAAAGCATTGGTATACTTTGGATTAAAGTTTCTCCAATACTTTAATAAGTCTAAGATTGCAAATTGCAGGCAATCATGTTTATCATCTTCATTCAAATACACTAATTTTCTAATTGCTCTTTCAGCAAGTAGGATTAGCATCTTCTCAGCATCTTTAGTTAATTTATCATCTTCTAAAGATAGTACAATCTGATCGTAAAGGTCTCGATTGTTTAAATAGTTCTTTTTTCTTGGCACGTTTAATTTCTAATTGATTAACAATTATATGAAAAAAAGCCCATTTGTTTCGAAATGAGCTTTTCTTAAATAATAATATGATGTCGTATGATTATACGTTATCTTCTTGAGAGATATTGATTTTGTATTTCTCTACTCTGAAAGGTTTATTCTCAACAAATACTGTTAGAATATCATTTTTACCTGCTTGATTAAATTCAACAGCGTCAACTTTAACTTCAGCGTCTTCTGGTAAACCGTCAACTTCTCCTTTTAGTGAAGCGTTAACATAACCATCTTCAATACCTAAAGTTGTATCTTCTAATTCATTTAAGTCTTCCTGGATTTTAGCAATCTCAGTTTCAATTAGATTATCTGCAGCTTTAATATCTGGTAAGTTTCTATCTGCTTCTGCTAATTTACCTCTTTGGTCATATAAGAATGATAACATCTCTTTGTAAAGTGTAATCTTCTCTAATTTCATTTCAGTGACTCTAGAAGCTGTTTCTAATAAATCAGTAAATTGTTCAGTTACATCTGCACCAGTTTCTTCTGCAACAAATTCAATTGCAGCGTCAGCTAACATCTTCTTGAATTTAGATAGTTTAGTGCTTTCGTTAAATCTGTAAACGAATACATTTTTCTCTGCTCTCATTGAAAGAACTTTGATGTCACCAGATGTAGATTCTGTTAAGAAGTCTAATACTTTAAATGCCTCAAAGTTTTGAGCAGCAGTTTGGAACATCTCTAAGATAGCTTTATCTTGGTATTTGATATAGCCAATATTGAAAAATCTTTCTGCTAAAGACTCTTCGCTACCTAATGTTACTTCGATATTACCAGCAAAAAATGCATTTGATTCTTTTACATATCTAAAGTTAATAGCAATGGATGAAGCCTTAGCCTCTTCAATTGCAGCTTGAGTTGAAACTAATTCTTTAGTGACTTCAGTTAAGGCTGGTCCTTTTAAACCAGACATTCTTAGCTCTTTGGCTTGACCTTGTAAGAAAGTCTCTTTCTCTGTTAAAGCATTTAAGTTATCGAAAGCTTCAACTGCACCTTCTTCAACTTTAGAAAGTATTTGTTTTCTATTATAGTCATATAGGAATGAAATACCTGCGCCGTTAATATCGAATGCTTCATTCGCTGCAACTAATGTTTTAAATAAATCATTTGTTTCTGCAACTTGCTCTATGTGACTACCTGTTACTTTGAAGTTAGCACCTGCAGCGTGAAACAAATAACCTTGTCCTTGCTCTAAAATAGGTGATACAACCTCTTTGTTTATTGAATTTGTCATTTCAAATAATTTTTGTTTTCTTATACTATATATCAGTCAAATTATTCTTCAATATCATCTCCCCATGGGAACTTCTTGGCTTTAACCGTATAGTCGTCTCCAAGTAATGATTGTTGCTGTTCTGTATTGATAGGAGTAACTAGTTTTGAGTTACCTATTGTGAACATTCTATTAGACTGTTTTCTTCTTCTACGTATTCTCTTAATTTGAGTTTCTTCTGTTAACTTATTGCCAAGTCCTGCTGCTACATCTGGATCTGAGCAAGATTTACCTAACTCAACTTTTATCCATTCATTACCGTTTGATTCCCACTTAGCAGGTTCATAACTATCATAATATACATTCGGAGTTACACCTGGATCTAGGAAACCATTTGGATCTCCATAATCTCCGCAAATAGCATTCGCGTAGAAAGTTCTTGTGAATTTTCTGTAAGTATCTTCTTCGAAATCGAATGATGGTATGAATGAATTAATCTCTAATGTGAATGTAACTTTATGATTTGCTTTATCATCGAAAGAATATTCAATTGGACGCTCTTGTGTGTAATCGTCTGGCATCATATATTCAGATGAAATTCTGTAAGTACCCTCTTCTAAGTGGCCGGCATCTACATGATAGAAATTAGCCTTGTACATTTTCTTTACAATAGCTTCAGTTACTTTAAATAAATCCAATTGACTCGATACTAAAATCTCTATATCTACACCAATTGTAACTGGAATCATTTCGAATTCAGCAACATAGCCTTCCATCAGACCCTCTTCGTTCATCATCGAATATTGACCTAAGTTTCTTTTGTTGACTAGCTTAGATGGATCGATAGCAAACGACGTTAGGTTTACAATACCTCTTGGTACTTTATCATAATTACCGTCTGCAAATTCACCGTCAGGGTCACAACCTAAACCATTTACATTTGAAAATAGAAAATGATCTTTTAGGAAATTCTCATCACCACCAACTGCATAGAAGAAAGGTACATCTACCTCAACGCGTTCGTCGTTACTAATTTGTCTATGAAAACTCAATTTACCATTTAGGTCTGCTAACAGCCCTACAATGATGTGTCTAATAACTGAGTCGTCTTTATTGAATTTTAAATTGTATGTTGCCATAGGTTATATATCACCCTTTTGTGGTAACAAAAATGGCCAATATTTCTATTGGCCATCTCGTAGATTTCATGAATTAAATATCTATTATGGATTAGCTCCACATGTTGCTCCGACTGGAGTGTTAATCGTAATATCTGTGATTCCTTCAACACCGTCACCTGTAATTACAATAATATTACTAGGTACTTCAACGCCAGCTCCCATTACAGCAGATGCTACATTGTATGCATCGCCGTTGTTTAGGGCAACATCAGATCTAATTGAACCTGTATTTGCAACGTTGTTACATTCTTGCCAGTTGTAGTAGAAGTATTCTGGAGTAGATGGTGTAGTTAGATTAGTCCAGTAATCAATGTTATTGTCTCCCCATGTGTGTGCATCACTGACTCTTGTAAAAGTTTGCTCTTGTCCGTTTAGGGTTGCAATATGATTCCAAGCTTCAAGATATTCTGCTTCATTGTCTGCTTGCTTAAAGGCAATATAAGCAGTGTTAGGGGTACCAGGCGTACCGTCTTCACCTTGGTCGCCAATTGAATTAAATGTTGTTGGAAGACTTTCAGCGTTTAGCACTGTATAACAGATTGTATATGTAGCGTTTGCCTCTTCAGGTCCCATATACCATGCAACGTTTGCTAAGGTTGCGTCATGTGTAGATGCAGCTGAATTAGCAGCATGTAATCTACCATCGTTAGTAAATCCAGAAATAGTATTAATTGCTCCGGAGTGGCTTACGCCAAAAATTCTACTTGCCATAGTTATATGTTAATCTTTTTTGTTTTATTATATATCTGTTTTAATCTATGCTTTCGATCGTGAATTTAGAAAATCCATTTTCTCGATAAATTTGAATCTTTTTATCAAAGATTTCATGTGGTAGCACAGAGTGATTGATTACAAAAGTATTTATCTTATGTTCTTTGATAACTTGGTTAAGTATCTTAAGAATATTGTAGACGCCATCGTGATCTACTGAAGATAAGAGCTCATCTAAGAATAAAAGATTTAGCTGTGGGAATCTCAACTTCAAGATCTTGATAATAGCCACAATTACAATAAAGTCTGCTTTCTTACGTTCTCCAGTTGAAAGTGTAAGTGGATTAATGTCTTCACCTAGATGATTGATAATACAGTTAAACTTCTCATCAAATCTAATATGGAAAGGCAAGTGCATGGTTTGTGCCATTGCAGCAATATTAGTATTAAGTCCTGGTAGAATAGTTTTTACTGCTAAGTTCTTTACTCCATCTTCACCTAATACTTGCTCTACAATTTCCATAAAATTATAGTCACCGTTTAATTGGTCTCTATTTGCAGATTTCTCTGCTTCTTTTTCTTCAAATTCTGTAATTAGATTTCTTAGGTGGTCAAAGTCAGCTCCCTCTGGAGTATCTTTAAGTGCTAACAACTCAGCTTTCAATTGCTTCATTGTATACTTATTGTCGCTAATCTGACCTTCTATTTCTAGTTTAGCTTCTCTAGCTTCTATAACTTTATCTTGTAAAGCATCCATCTCTGTTTTGATGGACTTAATATCGTTGGTATTAGATTCGATCTTATCGCTAAAAGAATCTTTTTGTTTTACGTGCCAATCAGAAGTTAATTTAGTTTCACAAGTTGGACAGTGGCCACTTTCATAAAGCTTTAATTTCTTATTTAAGTAATCAATCTCTCTTTTAATATCACCGGCCTCTGTTCTTTTTTCATTGTATTCTGAATTGAACTTATTCATCGCAGCTTCTTCTCGCTTGCGGTTAGCATCCATTTCTAATACAGTCTCATGCAAAGTAACTAATTGGTCTTTTAGCTCTTGAATCTTAGATTTGTTTGCGCTCTTAGATTCTTCTAGTAAAGTATTCAATTTACCTCTAACTGAAGCAATAGAATCCATAATCTGATTTAACTCTGAGTCATAAGAATCTATATCAAATTTAATATCTCGTCTTTCATCCTTGATTTGTCTTTGCATATCATTAAGAATAGAAAAGCCAAACATTCTATCAATAATTTGCTTCTTATCAGAATTAGACATTGTTAAAAAAGACTTGAAGTCGTTAACTGATAGAATAATAATATTTTTGAATACATGATAAGGTATACCATATACTTCATCTTCTAAATACTCTTGTACAGATTTCTTACCAGCTTTATCGAACTCAACGCCATTAATAAGAACATTAAATCTATTTGGTGAGATACCTCTTTCTATTTCAATAAACATCGTACCACATTGTAGTCCGATTTTTACATGAAGTTCTTTATTAATACGGTTAGGTAGATCGGCTAATTTAACTCCTTCTACTTTACCATATAGACCATAAATAATTGCATTAGCGATAGTTGTTTTACCATCACCATTTTTGCCCAGAGTTAAAAACAACTCTGAACCATCTTTTTTAAATTCTATTCTTTGCTTTTGATTTCCGTAGGAAGCAAAGTTTTTAAATTCAATATAGTCTATTCTCATTTACTTATCAGTATCGTAGTTGTATGCACATTGAGTGTACAACTGTTTTAACTTACTCTTTAGTTTTAGAGACAAATCCTCATCATGTTTCATTCCATCCACGAACATATTACATAGATTTAAGATATTGTAATTCTTGTACATCTCTTCAATCTCGTTAATGTCATAAAAATCTTTATCAATATAAGAGTCTTCTTCGTAAATATTCGGCTCTAATTTTCTTGATATATGTTGGATCTCGTTAACCAGTTGGCTCAATGCGTTGGTTGTAGCGATTTGTGATGGTACGAATAGATCTACAAAGTTATTTTCTATTTGTTCCTTAAATTGACCAAGAGGCATATCATATAACGCCTTGATGTTGTATCTTAGAAATTTAGGGGAGATATGATTTTCAAAAAAGGTTTCTTCCATTGTTTCTAAGTCTACTAGGTCAAAACCTTTTGGATTATCTCGATCCGATCGAGTAAGTTGATATGGTACACCAACCATTAGTAGTTTATTCTTCTCTTGTCTGTAGTGAATATGTCCAGAATAAACTCTTGTGTACTTGTCGTAAATATTGGTCTCAGTTCCGTGGTCGTTTTTTACTTTTGAGTTTAAGTAAATACCTCTAACTTCTGAGTGACAAAATACTATATCTGTTTGTGGGTATTCTGCTAGAGTCTCTGCCTCATGTTCTGCATCTCTTCTCCATGGCATTAGTAAAACTTTTCTACCAGACCAGTCTAATAATTCTGGCTCTTTATAGACTTGAACATTAGGAATCCATTTCAAACTGTCGATCGATGAAATGTCATTTGACTTCTTAGCCCAAATATCATGGTTACCACAGATTACATAGCATGGCAGAATTTGACCCAATCTTTCGAATAGGTCAACTGCATAGTTTAAGACTTTAATGTTAATAGATTGTCTGTTATCGAATGTGTCACCTACCTGCACGAGTACATCACCTGGTTGTACATGCTTCTTCAATGTAGGGATAAACAGTCTCTCAAAGAAATCTTTCTGAATTTCTAACCACTCTACCGAGTTCGCTCTTACACCAAAATGTAAGTCCCCAAGGACCCAAACTCTCTTTGCGCCTTGTTTGATTACTTTAGGTTCAATCATTTAAAATAATCTTTTAATGTTCTTCTTTTCTAGAATACCTGTTTTTGCATCCAGCTCTTGAATTAGGTCTTCTTTGTATACGTTGGAAAGTGAGCTGTAAAATTTTGCTGGTTTAATATCGAAGTAAACACATAGTTCACTAAATAAATCTATGCGAGACCATTTAGGACCAATCTCATCGATAATATAACCATACACGTCATTAATATCAGTTTTTCTTAATTTATTACATCTTCCTAAGTCATCAACTTCGTTGAAAATTTTAAACCTAGATACAGTAACTAACTCGTGAATCTTACGAGCAATCATCTCGTAGTGTATCTTCTCCTCTGCATCTAATTCTTCACGAAGAGAGGGATCCAGATCGAAACTAATATTACCTAGTTCAAATTCTGGTGTGTCGAAACTGTTATTAAAAATTTTGTCATTTGCCATAGTTCTTTAAATTTGTTTAAATGCCATGAATGCTTGAGCTAGTGATGTCTTCAGTCTCTACTAGTCTCATAAAATTATAGTCGACATTCAATTTACATTTATTTCCCTTACCTTCACCGTCTCTGATCTTAAGTACCTTTAGCCAATACTCTTGATTAGCTCGCATTAAGTCATCCTGAATAATACCGAGCATTACGTCAGCAGTATGTGATAGACCTGCAGATTCTGCAACGTCTGACATGGAAATATCTGAAGAATTATAGCCGTTTCTGTTTATTTGAGTTGCTGTGACAATCAACCAATTATTACGAATACCCATGGCACGAAGGTCTTCAGCAATTTGCTTGATCTTCATATATGTATTCTCCGTATTTTGGTTACGATAATTAGCCAAAATGTTGATGTAGTCAATTACAACTGCACCGACTTTAATCTGTAACTCTTCTTCAATTTGTGCAACGTAAGCTTCAATATCTAAGACTGTCGCCTGAGATGTTGGGAATTGTTTTACATAAAGCTGTCCAGGAGGAGTGAACCCGTCACCAACCGTTTCTAGCCTTCTTTTAATATGGTCTCTATTTTTAGCCTTCTCAGGATATTCATCGATACGAATATTAAGAAGGTTAGCACCAATTCTTTTTACAAATTTATGTGCTGCCATCTCTGCAGTAATTACTACAGTGTTTGTACCCATCTTTACAAAGTTGGCTGCATCATTGGCTAGATAGATGGATTTACCGATGTTCTGCTCACCGGCATAAACAACTAGGTTACCACCTTTATCATAACCACCACCTAACATTCTGTCTAAGAAGTTGTAACCTGTACTTACCTTCTCAGCCTCTTTCTGGTCGTGTGCATCAAAGTCAAAGAAGTTAAGACCAAGATCTGAGTTGAATGTTAAATTATTTCTGTCGTTAATTAGAGTCTTTACTTTAGTTACAATAGACTCTACATTATCTGGATTTACATCAGTGGTTTTAATAAATTCAATTGTGTCTGTTAAAGACGTATTGAATGTTCTCCACTTAATCCAAGCTTCTGCAGTATTAGTCAACCATTCTTCATCATACTTGTCTAGATCTGTATCGAATATCATATCGATGATACCCTCGTCTACACGCTCTTTTGATTTAGGGTGATTTTGGACTAATAGATTTAAGTTTTCTTTTGATGGAGTCTCATTGAATTTAGTATAGAACTTATTTGCTAAATAGCTCAACGCATCAATATCATCTGATGTATAGAAGCCATGTTTAATTGCTTGTAAGTACTTTGGTTTCTCTAATGAGAGTCTAAAGAAAATCTTTTCAAAATCTTGTCCGAACTGCATATTTAATTATTCGAATGGGTTAATTAATATCTTAAAAGCCTCTTTACCAGGCTCGCTGTTTGTTTGTTCTACCAAGCCGAGGTTAACAAGTTCCAAAGCAGACTCCAAAATTTTGTCATGATCTGAATCTGGAAACCTGTAAGTTTTCAATGCATGGTAGGTGAAAGACCCTTTATATCTTTCTGGATTTCTATTGCAGAGTTTTACTTCAGCTTGTAAAACGTCGAGAGCAGTAGGATAATCTGGTAGATCTTTTTCTATCCCTAGGATATACTTGATCGGCAGTTTATCTTTATTCAGCTTCACTCTCTTCTAAGATTTCGTCAATATCGATTTCTCTAGCTTCAGTGTTGTAATTGAAAAGTGGCTGAATCTTTTTCTCAATCTTCTGAAGTACTTCCTCGGTAAAGACTTTTTCAGTGAAAAACTCTGAGTTAGGTACAGTTTCATCTAGGTGTTTACAGATCCATCCTCTTGCAGTTGCTTTAGGAGTCTTTGTACCGTTCTTTTCTACAACACCTCTTGTAATACCAACGTCTTCCCAGTCAATGTATTGTTCTAGACCAACGTATCTGTTCATACCTTCAGTAAAATGTAAGTGGAACTTGATAGGATGTGGTTTTGCAAATCTATTTTTATTTGGTTTTGCTGTGACAACAATACCTGCTTTCTCACCACCTTCTTTTAACTGAGCTTTACCTAAGAATAAAACAATAGATGCCGCATATTCTGGGCCAGTACCACCACCTGCAACTTGTCTTGAGATAAAGTCTTGTGTCTGATATGTGTGGTTAGTAAATAGGAATGGAATTTTTAAGTCAGCCAAAGGCGTCATAATAATTCTAAAGATAGACTTAAGAACTTTTGATCTGGTCATATCTGATTTCTCAGAACCAGACTTTGCATCTTCAATTTCTTTTGCAGTTGCTAAGTTACCAGCAGAGTCTAAGATAATCATAATCTTAGGTAGATCTCCACCCTTTCTTTTTACCTCTTGCATTTTAGCAGTAATTGAAGTAACTGACGTTCTAAACTCTTGTACTGTATTACATGGTTGGTAGTTTACTTTCTCAGTATCAATACCAAACTTCTTCATTAACTCTCTGTCTACTGCAGCTTCTGAATCATAGAAAATAACATTGTAACCCATCTCAATTGCTCTTGCAATAGAGTTTAAGATTAAGAATGTTTTACCAGTACCAGATGGTCCTGCAATTGAACAAGATCTGTTGTTAGGCCACCCTTTAAAAAGTGAACCACTGACACATGCGTTTAAGTGATAGTTACCTGTGTCAATCCATTCTGTAACTTCACTAAATGTTGAATGTTCCATAACAGAACCTAATGGATTTATTTCCTTCAGCTCTTTGTTTATGTCGTCAAAACTAAATGCGTTCTTTTTAGCCATGTTTATTATTTTATTTAGTTATATGGTAAGATGATAATTTGTTTAGAGAACATTATCCTCACCGAACTCAGCCTTTTCTTTGGCTCTGAGTGTGTTTAATTCTTCTGTTAACTTAGCAGCTCTTTGCTGTAAATCATTAATACCTTCTTGAATATCAGCTAAACCGTGTAGAATTCTTTGATATTCTTTCACGTATGCTTGTTGTTCTTGAGGTAAATCTTCTAGTTTAATTTGTCCTTCCATAATCGTCTTCGATTCTTACGATGTCATCCTCTCCAAAATAAGTGCCTGTTTGCACTTCAATAAATTGAACAGGTTCATCTGTTTTATTCCAGGCTCTGTGTTTATCACCAGGATATATTGCTACATCCATGCCTGGATTGAGAGCTTGTTCGTTCCCATTTAGAACTAACGTGAGTTGTCCTTTTGTGACAACCCATCTCTCTTTTCTTTTTTCATGATACTGATAAGATAACTTAGCTCCAGGATTGACTGTAATTTGTTTTACTTTACAGTTATCATCCTCAAACAAGATGTCATATCTTCCCCATGGTCTTACATTATCTTCCATTAGTCCTCTCCTAAAATTGCTACATCGTCGTTATCAAGCAACTCAGCGCCATGGACTGGGATGTCAAACAGTTTTGTTTGGTTTGGATTATTAGTCAAGACTTTACCTTGCTTATATGTCCAGTATAATTGTCTAACCGCTTCACCTAATTCCATATCGTTAGGGTATTTTTCGACTAGTAGGTTTATTTGTTCTATTGTCATAATTTTAAAATAAAGCTGATGCGTAGATCAGGTTAGTGTCTAGTGTCTGTAGACCGATTGCTTTTAAAACTCTGTTGAGTGGATCGATCATACATTTTTCAAACTGAGTATCGAAATCTACTTGAGGTGCAATTTCGTATGGATGTTCACCTGGTAGATAAGCGTATACTTCTGAAATCGGAGTTTTACAGTTATAGATTTTTAGCTTCTCACCGTTACCGATTACTTTATATTTGTTTTTGTACTTCTTATTTTGATTAAGCACATAGTTGTAATAGCCTGCTGCTTTTACGTTAGCTGGACATTTTAGTCCCACTTGGAATTCGATTTGATCGTCGACAATATACTTCTCAATGTTATTAGTTCTACGATTAAATGAGATGTCATCAATGTCTGCTAATTGAAATTCTTTCTTAGACTTCTTCATAAAACTTACTAGTTCCTGTAGCTCTTCAGCACCGGGGGTTTTTTGAGATTTAAAAAGAATTCTAAGCGCTTCTACCAGTTTTTCGCGGGCGAATTTTGGCGTAGAAGATTGAATAGTATCGAATCCGATAGTCTTTACTTTCTTTAAAGACTTATGTCTATCAGTAACTTCTAGTTTGTCATCCCAAGCAATGTTTTGAATATACTTCTTTTTGCTCATCCAAATACCATTGTAGGCTAGAGACTCAAGCTCGAATACTAGGAAGTTGTCTGTGTTTCTGGTGTCTGCATACTTCTGCATACACGCTCTAATGTAGTCCTTCAATCTAAATGCATAGAATGCTAGGATAAACTCATCGAGTGGTAGAGCCTTAGACTCATCATTCCAAACGATAGTCTCATACAGATCTTGGAACTGTACGTAACACGAGTCTGTGTCAATATAGATTACTGCAGGCTTTTCAACTTTACCTTTAACAGTTAATCCAAATTGCTCGTGTACTTTTGTGTCTTTGTGCCAAAACTCTTGCACATACTTATTCAGGATAGTCTCAGAATACAAGATAGCATTTTTACCCTGCTTCGTAATAGACTCTGCGATGTCAATATTGAAAAAGTGAAACCATTTATTACCGAATGCACCATAGATAGAGTTAAGAGTTAATTTAACAGCTTGTTCATAAGCTGTATATTTAGCAGATAACTGCTTGTAGTGGTCTACAAGCAGCTCTGCCTCTTCTCTACTAAGTTGATCGATAGGTTTCTCAGTGAGTTTTGTTACATCCATATTAAGCCGTTTGGCAAGTAGATACTGTTAGAAGTGTTTCTGACTCTGTAGATTGGAATACGATTTTAGAATCTGAGATGTGTACAGTTTGTTCTTCTCTATCCAATAAGTTTAGATACTTCTTATATACAGTAACTTCACCCTGTCCATTTGATTCTGGATTAATTACAGCGTTGAATGATTTTCCGTTAACGCTAACACCTGCGCCGTTTGACTTTACACTGAATGTCTCATCTTTATCAAGGCCGAATAGATTCTTTACCTTATTGATAGTGTGAGTATCAATGTTAAAGCTAAACTTAGTGTTATCCACCGCGAAGATAGCGTCTTGTTGTTCTGGTGTTAAGTCTTTAAATCCTAAAGAAGGTTCTGAACAAGATAGAGTAATCTCTAACTCATCGTTAAACATTCTTAGTGATGAAGCAATAAGTTCTCCCTCTTGCTCAATAAATTCTAACTCACCTTTAATTGCATCAGACTCAAAGTGTTTGATAGCTTCAATTACTTTTGCACCTTCAAAGAAAGCAACTTTCATCTCTAAATCAGTATCTGGCCATTCGCTGATCTGGAAGATCTGGTCACATGATACTGAGTGAGATTTTACTGCATCTCTCTGAGGTAAGTAAACTGCCGATTTGATTTGTCCATCTTTAATTTTCATATAGACAAATGAGTCGATGAGTTTTACCCTGTTAATAAAACCAGTCAAAGCATGCTGGTCAATTCGATCAATTTGTAGTTTCATACTAAATTATTTTTTGTTTGATTATTATATTGGATAGAGTCTAGTTGTTTCAATAAAAAAGCCCAAGGTCCTAGAATCTTGGGCTTGTTCATTTTGGGATATTGTGCTTAGAATTTTAAGCCAAATCCTATTGTCATGTTAGTTGTTTCCATGCCTAAATCGTAAACGATCTTTGGGTCCACGAACATACTACCTTTGTGGAACTCAAATAGTTTACCTACACCAATTTTAACTTGATCGAAATCAAAGTCGTTAATTGCTGCGTAACCGAAGAAACCTTTGTAGAAGTATCTTCCGTTTAAGCCGAACTCCATGTCTGCAGTTGAATCTGCTTGAGATACAGTCATTCCGACCATATAGTCGTCAGAGAATGCATATCCAATTTCAGGACTCAAAGACAAGTCTGTCCATGCTACGTTAGAAATATCGCCAGTACCTACGTACCAGTCGCCTTTAGTGTTTTGAGCGTTAGCTCCGAATGCTGTGAATACAGCTAGTGTCAATGTTAAAATAAAATTTCTCATAATTGATTTGGGTTTGTTAATAATATAGAATCCTAATCTAGGATAGTAGAATTCTGAGCCTCCTCGAAGTTGGAGGTTTTTCTTAATGTCTTAGTTATTAAAGATAAATTGTTCATCTTTTTCATTCTGTGGGGTATTATACCGGTAAACTAAGTTTTGTTCCAAATTTGAACCAATTATTTGTGTAAAAAAGTAGGGCCGGAGAGTAGCGAACTTCCGGCCCCTAATCCGAGAACTATCCCGGTCCTAAGACGTGGTCTTCAAACCACACCTTTATCCATCGCATGCTAAGCAATCTGGATCGGTGGCTGCAGATGCAATATCACCTCTTAATACAGATTCTGTACGCATGTAATATAATGTCTTCACTCCCTCCTTATATGCCTCTAGGTGTACCTTGTTGATAAACTTAGTGTCTGCTTGTGTTGGGAATGCTAGATTTAAACTTACAGCCTGGTCAACATATTGTTGTCTAACACCAGCTTGCTTGATTAGATCTAGTTGATTGATTTCTTTAAATGTCTTAAAGATATTTTTAACTGGAATCCAGTCATCTTTCTTTAAGTCATCTACAGCTTCAAATTGTTTCTGTGTAATGATATTAGACTTATCTGTAATTGATGTAGCTATTTTTACATAGTAATCATTGATAAAATCTAAACCTTGCACAGAGCCTCCGTCTTCTAGAATCTTGTCCCAGGTTTTTCTAGTATTCTTGTTGATTAACTTTAAGAATTGTTCTAAGACTGGATTCTTTCTGATGAAAGTACCCTTTGCTGTTTGTTCTGTGAACACGTTAGCGGCCCAAGGCTCAATACCTGCAGATACATTACCTGCTAGTTTTGAGTTCGATACAGTTGGTGCAATGGCTCTCAGGTGGGTGTTTCTCATCCCTGTACCAACACACCATAGAGGTTCGCCATACTCTTGTGCCATATCTCTTGAAGCCTTTTCAGTTTCAGTTCTTAACTGTTGAAAAATCTTTCTAGTTTCAAACTGTGCTGATAGTCCTTCAAATGGAATACCTCTTTCTTGTAGATAAGTATGCCATCCTAAAACACCTAAACCTAATGCTCTACCCTTTTCTGCAGATCTTACTGAGTTTTCAAATCCCCTCATGAATTTAGCCTTCTGAATAAACTCGTCTAGTACTCCGTCTAAGAACCAGGTTGCTGTGTAAATTAAGTCTGTGTTTTTCCACTCGTCGTATTTCGCTAAGTTTACTGAGGATAAACAACAGACGAACGAGTGTGACTCATCTGTATGTAGCGTTATTTCAGAGCAAATATTAGTCATATAAACTTTAAGGCCGTTCTGTTTATATGCATCAGGATTCGCTCTGTTGATGTTCCCTTTGAACATTACATAGGGTTCACCAGTAGCTTTTCTTTTTCTAAGAACTGCAACCCATCTCTTTCTAGCCTCTTTATCACCAGCCTCTACCTTCTGCATAAAGCCATCAGGTACAACTACACATTGATGTAGGTTTAAGGATTGTCTGTTCACATCGCCTTTAGGTTCTCTAATTTCTAACCATTCCCAGAAATCACCGTGCTCAATATCGATATTTACCGATGCTGCACCTCTTCTAACTGAGCCTTGGTTTGTAGCTAGAATAGTAGAATCATAAATCTTACAGAAAGGTACAACACCATCTGATGTACCATTACCAGTGATCTTTGCACCAGCTGGTCTGATTTGATTTACACCAATACCAACACCACCACCATGTTTAGCGAGTAGCATCATCTCTAGGTTTTTAGAACCAATGTCGTGGATGGAGTCTGCCACGTCAATACCAAAACAAGAAATAGGAAGACCTCTTTCTAGTCCTGTGTTAGATAAAACTGGAGAGGCTAGGTTTAACCAGCCTTTCCAGATATAATCAAAAAATTTAGTTGCTAAATCAGGTTTACCTAAACGTCTCGCTACTGTAGTTGATACTCTCCAATAAGCGTCTTTTGGTTTTTCACCATTAAATAGGTAACCTGCTGAAATTGTTTTTACGTATACCTCGGTGTTAGCCCATTCTGGAAAGTCTACTCCTAATTCCCAGCCTAAGTGTTCGCCGTGGTTTTTTACTTTTGTGTCTGCCATAATTTTATTATTAGTCGAATAAATCGTCTTCGTCCCAGTTTTCACCTTCTCCAGCCTTTGAATAATCAGTAGATCTGATAGCGAAGAAATCTGTGTGAGTGTGACCTCCAGTTAAGTGGTAGAACCATTCTAACTGATCTGCAGATTCTTCATCGAATTCAAATTCTGCCTCGTAGCCTAACTCAACTAATTTTTCGTTTACTCTTTTAGTAATAAAATTCTTAAGATCTTTTGCTTTTAGGTTATCTAAATCGCCTTGCTCAAACATCTTATCGATAAATTTGTGCTCAAGATCTTTGATGAGTCCTGCTGCTTTTAATATGTCCTCTTTAACCGATTGTTTCAAATCAGGATATTCTTCACACATGTGTCTAAACAACTTACATCCCATTCTAGAGTGTAAAGATTCATCTCTTACTGACCACTTCATTTGTTGGCCAATACCTTTTAATAAATTTCTCATTTGGAATGAGTAAAGAACCGCAAACGAGCTGTATAATGAACATCCTTCAGCGAAAGCAGAGAAAATAGCTAAAGATCTAGCTACTTCTTTTCTAGCAATGTCATTTCTTTTCAAGTCTTCATGTGTATATGGAGCTGACGTTGAAGTTAATAGTTCAAATTTTTCTGCAGTTGCAGGTTCGTGTAAGAAAGCTTCGAAATCTTCTAGACCTAAAGTTTCGTTTAGGTATGAGTATGCAGTTGCGTGAATAGTTTCTTGCGAACCGAACATCATAGCCATCTGCTTGATTTCATGCTTAGGAAACCAAGTCGTTACATATTGTGTCCAGTAGTCTGATACTGCACATTCTGTTTGCGCAAAACCTAAAAGGATATTACCAACCAAGTGCTTTTCGTGTGGCAAAAGATTTTCGTTCCAATCTTTTACATCACCTTGCATAGAAATTTCAGTATGTAACCAAAATGCTTGAGCTTGTTTCAACCAACCCTCGGTGTAGTATTCAGGGTACTCAAAAGGTTTAAATGGAATTCTTTCCGTGAATAATGACATATTGCTAATAGTTTATTTTTTATAGATTTTCGTTTACGTTTTGATTTTAAAATAAAAGGTCCATTAGACCAAAAAAGGTCTAGTGAAAGACCCAATTTAATCTCTTTTATTCTAATAAAGTATTAGCAGCGCTGCTATTAGTTTATATATCTGAACGCTACCAGTTTTTGTTAGAATTAGAGCTTAAATTTTTTTTCAATTTCATGGGCTTTCTCATAATAATCATAAGAAGTCTTCTTGTAATCTTTTCTTTGAGCATACAAGTCACTCAAGATCTTTTTAAGAATACTGTCTTCCTTCTTATAGACTACTCCATTTTCGCAAACAATAACTGATTCATCTTTTCGACGTTCTTTAATGTTTGCTTCCTCTACCATTTCCACAAAAGAGTCGGGTGATATGTTAAATTGTCTCATGATCGATGGATATAGTGATGCAAAGTCAAATGCACTTACACCACCATAATAACCGACCACTGGGTCTTTAACAAAGGCACCAGCGTACTTGCTGTCTTTTTTACTGTCTTCTTTATCATACTCAACACCAATACGTTTACCCTGCTCGGTGAGTTTTCTAGCAATCAAAGATTCAGTAACTGCCACAGGCGAAGCTGCTTTATACAGAGGCATTCTTGTGATTGTTGCTAATGTTAGCAGTACTTCCATCGACCTGAGTTTTTGATCGATGTAGTACACCAAGACAGAGTCAACTACGTTATAGAACACATACTTTTGAAAGTCGTTCTCGTAGAGGTCTTGGAGACTACCACTGTATTTAATTTTATTGATGCCATCTAAAACTGCTCCAGAAACAAAATCTAATGAATTTGATTCTTTTACTGCAACCGACCTATCATATTTATCATACAGTTGCATGTAGTCCAAGATGCCCATGTGAAGTGGGCGAGAGTCTTTTCTATCTAGAGCGCCAGTACATGCAACTTCAGTTAAATCAATCTGTAAGATTTTACATCTGTTGACAATATACTGCCAGTCATAGTTAATAAAGTTCCATCCCGTCATCATAGGAAACTTAGGTAAAAACTTATGCAAGAAAGCGTAGACCATGTCATACTCATTCTTGAATTTGTAGTAACTAAATTCCCAGTCCTGGTCATATCCAGTAAAGTGAGCATTGTTATCGTCTTCGATCTTTTTGATTTGTTCGGCCGAAAGATCTTCAAGACCTAATACGATAGCTTTTCTTTCTGGAGTAATAATAGAAAAGGTTAAGATTCTAGACTTAGCCTCTTCAGGTTTAGGGAAACCGTCAACAATCTCTGTCTCAATATCGACAAAGTATGTTCTCGGCATATTGAACTCAAAGATTTCTTCTTGATCTTTTTCAGGTAAACTATCCATGAAGTAAAGAAGTGAAAACTTATTGAAAGATCTAGCGATAGACTTCTTAATATGTCTACCATCCCAATTTCTGATTTGAGGATCTTTCCATCGATCGTTGTCTTTAGCGACAACCCAGTTTTGGAACTTGTCGATGTTGTATCTTTTGAATGCAACTTCGCCGTTCTTATCGTAATAGGATACGATTACTTCTTTTTCTCTTTGTTCAATATCTAATAACATTAATAGCCTCGGTTTTGTCTGTCATGGTTTTCTGCATTCTTAGCCATGTACAAGTTAACAATATCTTTAGAAGTCATACCAATTGAAATTGCAAAGTTCATATAGAAATGCAATCCATCGATCCACTCATAAAATAGTTCTAACTTATCCTCTTCAGACAAATCCTCGATCTTCATGTTCTCTGCTTCTTTGTGAGTGCTTTTCCAGTACTTCCAAGCGCCAGAAGCAATACCATCGTTGATACCTCCTAAGGCATCAAACATTTCATTAAGTTCATCACTCATCGCGTGTTTGTTAACACACCAGAAGTCTGCAATTTGCTTTAAGTTCCAACCAATAAAGTCAAAACCTAAACGCT